ATAGTTTCTCTCCGCACTTGGGGCAGTAGACATAGCCTTTGTAGTCTGTAAATGGGTACGGCGTATCATTTTCACCCAATTCCAAAGTACCCTTGTCAAGGTGGTCACATTTGGGAGATTCAAGTGCTGCAATTCTTTTTTCTAGAAGCCCCAAATGGTAAGCATTATCTTGAAGATTGTCCCCAATGATCTCGTCATTGTTTTTCATCTCTTTACGAAGGTCAAGAATCATATTAATGATCTCTACTTTAGTCTTCCACTTCATAATTTCTCTCCTTTTTGTACTACCCACTCTACTAGAGAGTAGCGGAATGTTTCGTCTTCTTTGTAATAAACCTCTTGTTTTGAGTTGCCAAAGCCTTGTAATCGCACTTTACGTTTTTGCCAAGTGTCATCTAGATCGGGTAGAGAATCAAAGATCTTGTATGGCAGCATAGGAGTAGGTTCTTTAATTATGCCCTTACACATTAGCCATACTTTAGTCATATCTCTTCACCACGGGTAATAAAGTTCAACCAATGAGTAGAGGAAATCATGGGCCTCTTCTTCGCTCATACTTCTTAGATCCTCAGCGTTTTCAGAGGATAAGTATTCAGCAATTGCTTGTATGTGGTCATACCATGCATTAGCCCATGCATTAGCAATTAAGCTTCTGTCACAATCTAATGGACCACCGCAGGTGCATCGACAAACCATGTCCTGTTCTTTGGCAGACCAGTACCATTCTGGCCAATGACGGTTCTTTGGAATTGTTATTCTCTTAGTCATAATGTCTCCGTTTTTCTCCACAGAAAGGGCAATACGAAGGAGTGCCTAAGCTTCTTCTTCATAGTCTTCTATGCTCACTATCTCTGTACTAGCTGTCCAAGGGTAACTGATGTCGGGATAGGTAATAAAGAGGTTACCACCTACAGCATATGGTTCTCCGTCGAGTCCAGTAGCTGAGTTATAGTCCATTTTCTTACCATCAATACGTAATCGACTTCCTCCACTGGGAACTCTAGTTACCTGCTTATTCTCTTCATCAAGAAGATAGACGGTACCATGAATGGTAGTAATCTTTTTAAGAATCTTAGTCATGATAGAGAATTCCTCCTAAAGCCTCAAGCAAAATTTCGTGATCATCTAAGATTTGGATTGCGTCACAAGGGTACTTTTCTCTGCACTCTTTGCAATATTGCCACTTCTTAGTTCCATTTTTATAGTGCTTTTTTCGTAGTGCTGTGCGCTCATCAGGTGTCATAGCGAAAACGGCCTTGATGTATAGTCGGTGACCAATCGGATACCACAGTCGGGGCAGAACAGGCTGGTATATCTACGCTCGACCATGCTCTCTCCGTGCAAATCCAAACGCTGTTCTGTGTGCTTGCATTCCATTAGTATCCCTGTGCCTTTAGGTTCTGGGCTTCTAAGAAGTCTTCAATGATGGTGTTCAAATCCTCAATGGCAGTCTCGTAGCCTTCATCAAAGCCGTGTGTGTGTTCTGTTTCCGCGGGTTCACGATCGGGACTATAGTGACGCCGTGCAAGTGCATCATAAATGGTGTCCAGCATCAACCGGTCTCGGTTGAGCAGCAACCGCGTGAATTCATCAGGCTGTCTCATCATCCACCCGTTCATAATTGCCATTCCAGCCTTGACCACTTAGCCAAGCGGCAAAGGCCACTCCCATTTCGTCATCGGTGATGTTGTGTTGTTCTACAAAAGCGTCAAAGTCATCAAACATTAGTAGTAGTCATCCTCTTCGGTGTTCGGGCGTTCATGGGGGTCGGTGGTTGGTGTTGTCTCGAGAGATGGGCTCTCCGGCGGCGTGCCTTCGGCATCATCAGCCTCGTTTTCGCCCCCTCCTTGCTCTGCTAGCAGTTCACTAACCACCGAGGCAAATTGAGGACCTACAACATTGTCCCACATATTAGTAAAAGCTTCTTGTAGGTCAGTCTCTAGCTTTGAGTCACCTTCTAGGAACTTGACTTCTGCTCCCACTTCCGGCTTAATCCAGTCCCATTCTCCACGGGCATTTTTTACTTGGAGAGTTGCTCCAATACTAACCGATAGTTTGATTTCCACTTACTTGCTCCTTTGTACTATTGCAGTTGGTGCAAACTCGTTCATCCAAGAAACGAGCTTCTTCTGGGGTGAGATTCCTAAAGTATTCTCGAGCACTAGTCCTGCCTACTAGCACCCACTTTTCGGTTTGATGCATGTCCAGTTGTACACGAGTGTACTCCCCACAACTAGTGCAGGGAAATCCTTGCTGTAGATAGATGGCCATTAGAGATTTTCCTTCCAAATCTTGTTAACCTTAAGAGCGTGCTCTAGACCTTCACCAGAGATCATCCAGTTGACAACTCCCAAGAGAATTTCCAACTCTTTTTGATATTCGAAGTCTAGAAGAACTTCTCCACTTACTGTATAGCCTAGGAGGGTATTGAGAGCCTGTTGGATCTTTTGTACTCCTTCGTAGGTAAAGATAAAGTCTAAATCCTCGGTCCGGATCTCATCAATTGTTTTCGGTAGAGTGTCATCTACCATTTCTTCTACTGGCTTTTCTTCTGACACGACTCTCCTTGTTTCATCACGATAATCTCTTACTTTGTCTATGGCATACTGAGTTACTGCAAAAAAAGCAGCACTCTTGGCGATCTCTCTTCCAGACCGCTTAAAGGTTACTGTCATACTTCCATCACCCCACATAGGCATACTTACTACCTCCTTATTAATATGTTATAGTAAGAGAGAATATTAATCAAGTAATTTTTTTATGTCAGCTTCAACCATCATTCTAACTAGGTCTTCAAAGCCGACTTCTCTCTTCCAACCCAATACCCTTTCGGCCTTACTGGAGTCTCCGATCAAAAGATCTACTTCAGCCGGTCGAAGGAATAGTGGATCAGTTACTACATATTGTTCATAGTTTAAGCCAATGCAACCAAAGGCAATTTCACAGAACTCTCTAACCGAGTGAGTTTCTCCCGTAGCAATTACAAAGTCTTCGGGAGTGTCCAATTGCAGCATAGAGTGCATGGCTTTAACATAATCTCCAGCATAACCCCAGTCACGCTTGGACTCTAGATTGCCTAAACGAAGCTCCTGGTCTAGTCCCAACTGGATTCTAGCCACTGCATTAGTGATCTTTCTAGTGACGAATTCTAATCCTCTACGAGGACTTTCGTGGTTAAAGAGAATACCACTAACCCCAAAGATGTCGTGACTCTCTCGGTAGTTGACAGTAATCCAGTGACCGTAGACTTTGGCTACTCCATATGGACTTCTAGGATAGAAGTCGGTCTCTTCATTCTGAGGTACTGACTTAACTCGTCCAAACATCTCACTACTACTGGCCTGGTAGAACTTGATCTCGGGATCTATTACACAAATAGCGTCCAAAAGATGAGTGACTCCCAGACCGGTTACTTCTCCGGTAAAGGCCGGGAAACTCCAACTAGTACCTACAAAGCTTTGTGCTGCTAGATTGTAGACTTCAGTGGGTCTAACCTCCTGCAATACTTTCGTAAGAGAGAAGGGATCAGTTAGGTCACCGGTTACCAGAGTAACCTTATCTAGGATGTGAGAGATCCTCTCGGTATTGACCGTAGAATTCCTACGAACTAGACCATAGACCTGATAACCCAAGTCCAGCAAATACTCGGCAAGGTATGAACCATCTTGTCCGGTAATGCCGGTAATTAGTGCTTTCTTCATAGTGGATGTTGAGGGATTCGAACCCCCGACCTGCTGAGTGTAAATCAGCTGCTCTGGCCATCTGAGCTAAACATCCAAATGATACCGTTATAGTGCACCGTACAAAGGGAATAAAAACGGTCACTATAACGGTATCAAGTACCCCAGGAGGGATTCGAACCCCCGACCGTGCGGATAGAAGCCGCTTGCTCTGTCCACTGAGCTACTGGGGCTAGTTGCCGTAAAGTTTAGTGTCTATTCCATTCTCTGTTAAGATAGTTAATGCTTGGTCGAATAGAGCGGCATTGGTATCACCAACAACTGGAGAGGCTGCTTTAATCACTTGCTTAATCCACTGGTCATTACCGTTGGGATTAATAAAAGCGTTAAGTAGATTGGGTTGGACTGGAATTTTGGCCAACTCCATCATGGTCTTAGCAGCCCACTTCAGATCTCTAGTCATTGGGTTTGCTCTTTAGCAACTGTGTACTCTTGACCTTATTTACTGCCTTATTAAAGATCGAGACCCATTCCTTGCAGACATTTTCCCAGGTTAGGTCAATGACCCATTCATAACCGGCTTGTGCTCGCTCTAAGTTCTTGCCTTCCATAATTTCTTGGATAGCATCAGCGGCCTTTTCTACATTCACAAGAGGACGAATACGATCATTGTCGTTTTCCTTGGTAACCCAGTGAGTAGGACTATCTCCACTGGATACCTTCCAACCACGTTCGTTTTCACCAAGAATTTCGTTAATACTGGTATTGGCAGGAGCAACTACCGGAAGGCCTACGGCCATTGCCTCTGTAATGCTTAGTCCCCAGCCCTCACCGAGAGTGGTTGTTAGGTAGGCATCAGCAGAGTTGTAGAGCTTGTTCAATACTTCGATTGGAAATCCCGAGTGTGCCGAGAATTGCTGGGGGTTAGGAATAGTAAAGTCAGTTTCCGGACTTACTCCAATGGCCTGAGCCATTCCTAGGATACTACCACCAAAGTCTGTCTCTTGCATATGCATATAGAAGAAGACATCCTCTACACCTCTACGCTTGAGTTCCTTAAGTACTAGAAGGCTTCGGCCAACATCCTTACGGCCTTGGTTACGATTGACATTAATAACAATGAACTTATCAGCAAAGGGTCCAAAGAACTCTTTCTTTAGTTGAGCCTTTTCTTCCTTAGAGACCGGGTAGAAGTCACTGGTATTGGTCCCGTGATAAACATACGGGAACTTATCTGCAATTTCACCCAAGAAAACCTTGGTTTCATCTCGAGCATACTTGGTATATGGGACCGGGTAGTCAAAAGCTGCTACTGCTGTAGTTACCCAAGTGGGCTTAGGACTACAGTCAAACGGATAGTAAAAGATGGTGGCAAAAGAGTTACCCTTGGCCGCTTGAATCTCTCGAATCTGCTTGGCAATAGGCTCTACGATAAAGGTGTCCTGAATTACGAATACTACATCATAGTCACCACGAGCGATCATGTCCAAAAACACTTGACGGCCAAAAAGGTCACTGTAAGGTCCTTGTTGACGAAGAGCACTAATAGCAGGCCAGACACGGCCGGGCCACTTTTGGGTGTCATAGGGACCACCATCATAGTTGACGGCCACTACATCAATATCGAACTTTCCGGTCTTGTCCAGTTCTCGCATAATATTGCTCATAACTGTACCAAACCCTGTAGAAGCACAATAGTCTCCCCAGGCTAATACTCTTGTCTTAGACATCTTTATCCCATCTCGAGGTTGTCAATATTATAGGTACTTAATTATTCAGGAACAACTTTGGGTTTGGGCTTACGTCCACGACCCTTGATCTTAACACGCTGTTCTTCCCTTTTGGTCTTAGCAGCTCTAACTTCACTAAAGTATTGTGCCTCTGGCCGATCAACAGCAATTTTGAGTTCTCTGCGAAGTGCAACTCTTTGCTTCTCGGTAGTTCCGCCCCAGTAACCATAGGTTTCATGCTTTAGTGCATGATTTAGGCATTGGCTCTTTACCGGGCACTCTTCACAAGCTTGCTTTAATTCTTGGTCTACTACTTCTCCCCGAGAGGGGAAGAACCTTGATGTCTCGATGCCCTTACAGTTGGCCACACTATGCCAATTGTAGTCAATATCCATCTTAAAGTAATCATCGATTGCTACTGTCATTTAATTTTCTTTTCTACTACTTCGAGTCTTGGAATAACTCTTGTCTCTACTTCACGGTCCCAGTTGTACTCTTGAACCAATTGCTCGGCTTGCTCTTCATATAGCTTTTGATAGTCACTATAGTTAGAGTAGACCTCTCTCATTTGCTTACGAACTTCTTGTACTGTAGTCAAGTACACTTGACCTCTAAGAAAACTACTACGCTCTATTTCTTCGGGTACTGGACCTAGGGTGGAATCCAGCTTTAGATGGATATACTCACTATAGTCAGCCCAGTTGGGTACTACGATAGAGGGCATACCGGTGGCCATACACTCTAGAGGCATCATACCTCCACCCTCTCCCATACTCGGATACACTAGACAGTGTACATTTGATAGTATGGCAGCATACTCTTCATCATCTAGAGAACCCTCTAGATTGATAACACGATCATAGAAATTAATGTTCGGAATAGAGTTAGGCCCAGAGGACTTAAAAATTAAGTGGACATTCTCTTCGTTGGCAAATTCTTGCTCAAAAGCCTCGAGAACTAGTCGGCCATTCTTTCTGGGAGTGGGTTCTCCGGTATGAATAAAGTAGAAAACATCATCTACAGAACGTTTTACTAGCTGAAAAGGATTAGAGATACACGCTCTTACTACTAGAGAGGTATTATCAACATAACGATCAAAACATTCATTCTTAGTCCAAGTGGCCGTAGTCCATACCTCGTCCATGGAACGAAGTCCTTCAGGCCATCCAGAAGCCAGTTCTGTACTTTCGTGAGTGGAGATACCGATATTGTATTGGCCTGGGCTTCTATATAGCAATCCGGGATTTTCACAACAGATATTAACTGGTGCAGAAAAATCATTAATGGCCACTTCATATCCATGACGCTGTAGTGAATCATAGATCTGCCTAGCAACTCGTCCATAGCCGGCATTTTGAGAGTGAAACTCTTCTCTATTGGCTACTCCGGTAAAAGAAATCTTCATACTCTAATTATAAAAGAGGTCAATGAGGATTACAAGAAAGAAGGGGCCCTGGGGGAGTCAAGGTGTGAGATACCAACTCAACCCCAGGGACGAGTCCCCTTCAAAGGGAGATTTACGCTCTAAAGGCCACCCTCAAGTAATTACCTAATTAATCTAGGCTTTTACATTATCCTTTCCCTTTTTGGAGAAACTTTCTGCCTTCTTAAGTAGACTAACTACATATTCGGTAAACTCTTCTACTGACCGAATGTCATTAGCCTTGGTAGTAGAGTCCAGGGTAATGGCCTTTCCCACTAGTGTAGAGTGAATTTCTCCCGAAAGAATATAGTTCATCAAATCACGGTGAATCTTGTCATATTTATTTACTGGCATATTTATCCTTTGTGTTATATTACTGATTATTAATAGTATAGTTCGGGTTTATGATCCGAACAAGAAACCTCGGGGACTAACATCAATTGTGTCTTCCATATCGACACTTTCGTCAACTACTCCTCTGATTGCTTCTGCTTCTGCTCTTCTTCTAAGAACCTTAGCATCAACTCGTTCCTCGATCGTATTACTTGCAACTGTTCGATAAATCCAGGTATTGGTAATACCTTTTGACTTTGAGTCTGCTCGATTAATTCGGTTAGCTCTCTGTTTATATTCTGAATAAGTTCTTGGCACTTCGATATTCCAGAGGTATGGAGCATATAGGTTAAGACCTTCCTGACCGACATCACTAGTAATAAGAATTGCCGGACCCTTAGTACCATTAAATGTTTGGATATTTTTGGTTACTTCATCACTACTCATACCCACTCCCCAGATGGGAAGAACTGGTACACTTGAGAACTTGCTCTTTAAGGCCTCTAAGTAAGGGAATAAGGTTCCATTAGTCCAAAAGGTAAAGAGTACGACCTTATCATCATTCTCTATGTAGTTTTCTAGATTACCTTCTATTAGTTGGTACTTGCTAGAGTTTTCTAGTAGTATGTCTTTTCCAAACTTGCTTACTAGTTCTTTAGCCAGCTTACTCTCACTGGTTAGTAGACCTGTAGTGGTATTACAGATCATTCTAAGGGTGTCAATATAACCCCAAGCACTAACCGGATTGTCGGGGTCAAATTTTTCTTGAGCCCACTTTTCAGCATAGTTGTAGATCTCTCGATCTTGCTCAGAGAGTTCATAGATAATTCTCTTAGGCATACTTTCTGGGAATTGCTTGGCGATACTAGGATCACTCTTCATAGCAATATGAGTCCAGTTTTCATGCTTCTTACCCAGCAAAGGAAGCTTGGTACGATCCCACTCTTTTACATAGATTTCTCTAACATAACCCTTTTCGAAATATTGAACATCCTTGGCATAAGCTAGCTTAAAAGCATCTCTTGCTAGATCACTAACCCCAGGAATACCGGGAGCAATAGTGGCCATAATATTACGAATGTTCAAAGGACTGGTGGTGTAGGGAGTGGCGGTTAAGGCTAAGCTCTTTACCTTTTCTCCAGGGGTATTAAGAAGGATATCAAAACCCTCACTTAAGAGACTGGTCCCAGTATTGATCTTTTGGGCCTCATCAATAATGACCAGTAGTCTTTGACCCTTAACCATTTCAAGCACTTGCTGAAGGTCGGTCCGAGAATAGTCACTTACTCTCGCTCGTTTTCCACTTACCTTAACTTTACTTGGTCCTCTAACTTTTTCATAGTTGAGAACTAGGACTTGATGCTCACTCTTTTCATAAAAATCATGACGCCCTTGCCTACTTAATTTTTCACTAACTCGAGCTACATCCAAGTAGGTCATCCTCTTGAACTCTTGCTCCCAGTCATACTGCTTGATCTTCTTACAGAAGACTAGAACTCTATCGATTTTTTCTTCATCAAATAGTTTTTGACTAATTAGGCAGGATAGTAGAGTTTTACCGGCACCAGTATCCCACTGGACTAATACTCTAGGACTTTCAGTTTCTAGTTTGTCCCAAACAGTATTAAGTCCAATATGTTGGAATGGAAAGAGGCTGTTCTTTTCTAGGAATGGACTCTCAACCTCAAAAGGGTTGGCGGCAGCATTTACTAGTGACTGATAGTATAGTTCAGCTTCTACATCATTGAACTCTAGTGAAAGTCCAGCTTTTTCTAGAAACTGCTCGAACTCTAATATCTTATCACGATTGCGAAGAGTGCCATAACTATCCAGCATACGTGACTCTTTGAGGTTATTGCTCAAACTAGAAAAACGCAATACTCCATTGAGAAGCTCGCTTTTCTGTACGTAGACTATCTCTTTAGAAGACATACTCCTATTATAGTACTACTTATGTTCTATATCAAGAATAAAGATCTAGTGTAAAGGCACTAACCGTACTACATACATTTTCTAGACTAAAGGCTAGGGGGTGTGGGTCCTGGTTAAGCATAAAGTAGGTCTTCTTATGGATGTCAGTTCTGGAATTAAGTTCATTGGTCATACCGTCCCCGATATAGTCAATATCAATATTGCTATAGTATGGGTTCTGCTTATAGTTTGGAACAATAGTCACTCCCGAAAGGAAAGTGTTGGGATCGAGAGCGGTCATCCTTAACTGAATACCACTTGCACTACCGACATTAATCATAGCATTCGGGTTATTGATTCCAGTAGTAATGGGAGACCAAGAAGGAGACCCACTAGAAGTAACATTATACTCAAATCTAAGTGGATAGTAGAATGGAGCCAACATAGCTACATAGAACTGCTCATTTACAGCAGGATTAATTTGCTGGATAATGGCTTTAAAGTTTGTGTAGTTATTGCCTGGGGTAAAGGTACTAATACCTAGGTCTATCCAAGTTTGTGTGGGAAGTGAAGTACTAGTATAGTTCTGACTCTTCAAGATTACTAACCCGCCAGTGCTAATATTAGTGGCAATTAACTGCAATTGGTAGGTTCCATTATTGGTCTTGGGCAAAAAGATTCTAGCAGCAGCACTAACTCTCATATTGCTTCGGTCTGTACTACTAACCCAACTAGTAGTAGGACTATTAAAGACACCCATTTGGTATAGGTTGTAGGGAGTGGCTGTACTACCACTAATTACCAGCTGGATAGTGTTACTAGGGGTGCCGGCTGAGTAGTTAGTTCCGGTTAGGGTGGTAATAGCTCCACCAGATGTTGCCACTACAGAGCCACTAACTGTAGTTCCTGCAATAATACCAGTTGCTGTAGTTACAAAACGAGTATAGAGTTGAAGTGTATTGGCATTAGGAGTTTGAGCATTTACCAGGAAGTAGTAGTTAACTCCCCCTGAAGGTACATAAGTGGCATATCCTATACCACCAAGTTCTGCTGTACCCAGAGAGACCCTCCAAGGAGTAGTACCACTAACACTATAGACATTGGGGATAGTAAAGTTGTAGGCCGTAGTCCAAGACCCACCACTAACGGTAAGTCCACTAATAGATGTTCCACTGACAACTACTCCAGTTGGAGTAATAGTAGAACCCGAAATCGAGTACCAGTTAAAGCCAGGGCTTCCACTAGGGATGAGGAAGTTAGAGTCATAGTAGCTCACTAGGTTGTTAGCAGAATTATAGCTACTGGTCTGTAGTCCATAGGAGTAACCGGTACTACTGCCACTAACACTATAGATGGTACTAAGGCCTAGTGGGCCTACTTGACTAACCGTCGTATTACCCATGGCCATATTAAGAATATTGCCAGCAGGTCCATTTAGTAGACTTATATCCGAACTAAGAGGTTGTCCCTGGGTTAAGAAACTCTTCCAGTCTACGGTTTCAACTCCAACTGAAAAACTACTAAAAGTATCTAGTGTATTAAAGTATGGAGTAAGAGCGTAGTCATCAGGGTTCATTAGAACATACTCTACATCCTGTGATACAAACCCACTAACCGTACCATTTTTGGCGATAAGAGTTCCAGGAATAGCATTAAGCTGATCATATGTTTGCTGGTAGAAAAAGCTAAGACTCTTTAGGCCGGTAAAGTACGCTTGGTTCCAGTTTTGACTTAGAGTCAGTTGTTCATAAGAGTGAGTGGAGCCGTAGGGGAACCTGCGAGTTAGAAAATTGCTATAACTGGTATCGTTGTATTGCCCACTAGAACTTATTAGATTATAACTAACAGTAGGGTCAGTAATGTATGACTGAGTATTTAAAGCGGCAACTGTAGTACTGTCCATCTGAGAATTATTCAGTGCTGAAAGGTTGGGCCAGTTATTAGTTTGAGCAACTGTAGCATTACCGAGACCAAAAGCAGTAGAAGTAGTAAGTTGATTACTACCATTGGGCGGCACTATGATGTTATTATTAGAATATACGGAGTATTGATTACTATTTATATCTTGGATATTAGATTCTAGAGTAACATAGTATTCTTCTACCCAATAAGGATATGCATTAAAAGTTCTAGTAATAGAATCAAATGATCCTAAATCATACACTTCCGGTATTAAACTAGTAAACTCGAACTTAAGGTAAGTTGCGTTAATTTGAGGCAACTCGTAAAAACCCTTACGTAACACGAAGTCTTTATTGACCGGATACCAGACTACATTGGTAAAGTCCAGTGGAGTATCTTGAGTGTCTCCGGTTGTCACTACCGGGCCAGTCTGCCCACCATAACCGGCAGTAGTGTAGTAGACGTTCATTCTACAGCCCGTGTAGAGAGGGTCCAGTCTCATTCGATTGATGGTCTGAGGAGTAACTGACATAGTGGTAACTCCACTAGTGGTCACTTGAGTGGCATTAGAACCGATCTGAGTGTAAAAGTACACTACAGCATCCTTGACCGGTTGTGGACTACACTTCCAATATGAGCCAAATGCTGTGTTAGAACCACTGAATAGAGTGCCTACTGAGTCAATAACCGGGGAGTAACTCTCGGTAAACCCTAGTGCATTCTGTGTAACAATTGTAGGAAACGGCTGGGGGTTGTCATCACTAATGTTATATTTACTGGCTAGAGTTGCATCTGATAGTTCTAGAATCTGTAATTTGACAGATAGATTTTGTACACCTACACTATAGGCAATATCGACAGTTGCTCCTGTACTAGAGTATTGCTGAGCCTGAGTATTTCTAGTAAGAGTGAGCTGTAGATAGCTATTGGCCGGTGCTAGGATAGTGCCATTACTGGACTCAAAAGTGTAATTGACCCAGTCGGTGGTAGTGTAGATATTGTTTCCACCCGTAGAGCTAGCACTGTATAGTCCACTAGTTGTAGTTACTCCACTAACAGTTTGGACTAGAGATAGATTTACAGAGCATGGGGTGTTAAGGACCTGAAACTCTACTAGGTTAAAGTAGGTGGCACTAGCAAAGGTATAGTTTAGTACAACGGGAGTAGAAGACAAGCCACCATAACCGGACTCTGAAATCCAACTGGTACTGGGCTGTGGAGTTAGAGTAGTTACACTATTATTACTATCAGTGCGATTAAGGTTTGGGTCTAAGAAGTTCGGGTTTGTACTAGAAGGGATTGAGTCAATAACTCCGGTATAACCGTATACTCCGTCTACTACTAGACCATCTACACTCATAGACGGGCTAATATTGGGGATTACATAAGCCTGCAATGGGTTAGTTGTCTGGGGAGTAACTGACATTATTGTCCTCCGTATACTGTAGCACCAACAGTTAGCTGGGGGTTTGCCAGACTATCTTGGGGGTTTGCTACGGCACTTCCGCTTACTGTTACACTAGAAATATTTCTAGTACTGTCGATGATCTTTTCTTGTGACTGTAAATGAGCAAATACTGGAGCAGTAGTAGGGGTAGAGTTTTGTACCCAATAACGAGTACTACTACCCGGTTGTTGTACTGAACTAGTATTGACCCCGTTGGCCTGCACTACTCGATTCATGAAGAAATTTTCACTATAGCCTTCTTTGGCACTTACCCAGGATGCAGTGACATTTGTCAATAGAGTTTTGGGTGATTTAGCAACAGAAGCTACAAAGTTTGCAGGAAGTAGTGAACCAATTGTTCTTAGTAACTGATTGGTCTCATCTTGGGTAAGGGTAACAGTGGCACCAGTATCCAAGATGGGCACTAGAACCACTTCAGTGGAGAGACTACTAAAACGGCCTAAGTTAGGAGTCCTCCAACTTTCTACAACTGTAAAGGGAACTCCAGTAACTGCTTCTGCCAGTACTTGGATGCCCCATACAGTTGCTCCTAATTGTAGTGCTTCAGCAGCTCCAATCAATCTCTCTCTGTAGGATGCGTCTTTGCGGTTGACCTCTTGCCATTGAGTATAGTTTAGTTGGTCAATAAACGGGTTGGTGGCAAATGAATATACTTCACTAGCCGCTCTTTGCAACCCGACCACTAGTCCTAGAATATTATCTAGATCTGAGAACTCTATTGTCTGCTGATTGAGTCTAGCAGCAGTCTGTAGCATAGACAACTGCCCGGTTCCAGCATGACCCAGAAGAGTTTTCATAAGTAGGGTTAGATTGTCAAAATTATTAAAGGCATAAACATCATCCGGGAAGTTGCTAACCTTTTGTTCAAAAGTCGGATGAAGTGTAATGGCAAAAATATTACCGGGCATTAGAAGTTACTCATTCCCTTTACAGTAAAGTTAATGGTATTGAGAACGGGCAATTGATTACTAGCAAGATTGAAGTCACTAGTGTAGGACTTAATAGTGGTACTTAGGTCCGGTGAGACAATATTAATGCTATTTAGTCTTATATTACTAACTCCATAGACATTGATCATTTGACCCAATAGAGCACCAAAAGAGATTGTGCCTAGATAAGGGACTCCTGCCAGGTAATTACTCACTATGTTATTAATAGTGGCATTAGTAGTGGATTGATTGGCTCCAGTTGAGTATACAATAGAGACATTTAGAGCTAATGGAACAAAAGTTGCCTGGTGTACTAGAGTATTAACTCCAACCGGACGAGATTGCTGGATAAGAGTTTCTACACTAGTAACATCACTATTTACCGAGTGTGTATAGGTACCCCAAGTGGTGGAAGCCGGGATACTCCAACCAGGATTAAAGACATTTGCTTCTACGGCAATACCGGTCATGCTTTGAACACTAAGAGCGGTTCTAGTATTGTCATAAATGGGGTACAGGATACTTCTTCCGGTAATTGTGGTGATACTGCTATTACTGGTAACGGTATTGTTAATCGTAACACCCGAACTGGTAGTTTGAGTGATATAGCTCCAAGCGGGGATTCCAGAGCCACTAGGGAGAGTTAGACCTGTAGGGATACTACTACCGCTAGTACAGCGAATAAAGTTGGTGCCACTAACCAGAGTACCAGAGAATACTACCGGACTAGTACCTGTTCCTACATTGTAGTAGTTGACGGTAATCGGATAATTAATACCGCTATTAATAGTAGTGTTCCAAATGTATACATAGTCGGCTACACCGGAGTTACTAGTAGTAAGCTGAGAGGGAAAGTTAATAACCGGTTGCTGAGTTAACGGAATGTAGTAGTCACCTGAAGCAGTAGTTGTAGCATTAATTCCACTAGCTAAAATGTAGTTACTGGCCGTCTGTGCTGTATTTTGCCCACTAAGTGTTGCAGAGGGGTTAAAGATCACTTGCTCAGTTACTGTAGAGGGAGTAGTGCCGTTAATAAAGATGTCAGCATAGTTGGAAACTGTAGGCATAGTGGCTGATGCTCTACTAGCTGCTGAAGTATATTCAGAGTTTAACTGTATGGTATTACCGATAAACTCTGCTGGGTTGTGACTTCCATTATAGATGTTAAGAGCTAGCTGGATAGATGGACTACTGGGAAAGATGTAGTCAGTACCATTAGAGTAGACGATCTGATTATTGGTTCCTAGGTATTGCCCTACAAGTTCTCCACCCTGTGGAAAAAGGTAACCAGAATAAGTGGCTCCATAAAGATTGTAGACAATGTCTGGATTATTAGAGGTAATGGATTGGTAGTAAGTAGTACCACCACTCGTGGTAATACCGGTAGTGGCATTAGTAGTACCACTCATAGTAAGGTCATAAGGGCAGGCAATGTTGGAAGTTATGGTAAAAGTTCCACCACTTAGAGTTGCTAGAGTGCCACTAACAGTAAAGTTAATACCACTAGTTGTAGCACTAACAGTATTGAGTGCTCCAGAAATCATAGTATTAAGAGAAGACTGAAGAGAGGCAGGAGTTAGTCCGGCAACTGTAATACCACTGGAGGAGACATTTGTAGTTGCATTATAAGTAGTGTTTCCTACGGTCATACCGCTATAGGCTACGAAGTTAAAGGTAAGTGTGGTGGGGGTACCACCAGTGTTAGAAAGAGTACCAGAAACCTGTAGTTGCTCACTTAGGTACTGCTGGGGGCCAAGTGAGGTAGCTTGACTGACATTAGAGTTTTGTAGAGCAGTGACAATATACTTGCCGTTAGTACCTAGATTGTTATTAAAGACAGTATTGTTCCAACGCCCTCTAAGCTGACTATCTGTCTCTGGATCTGCTCCCCCAGAGATGGGATTACTGTTAATAACCGTAGTAATACCCACTAGAGTACTAATAAGGTTAGTAACTGCTCCTGCAGGTACATTGCCCTGTGAGCCAGGGATTACTGCACTTACGGGAATTTCTACATAGTTACTGTCTGAAGGAATAACTGCAGGTGCTGTAGTGGCAAAGTAGATTGCTGTAGAGTAACCGTTGCCGATTGGGACTGCCACTTGGGTACCCAGCGGAATGGGGTAGAGTGTATTGGTACTAGACCCGTTGGGGAGAGAGAAAGTAACTGTGCCAGTGGCTCTAGTTCCCAACTGTCTATAGAGCCCAAAAAGATTGACAAAACTATCTAGTTCAGCGCCAAACTTGGTATTAATGTTGTAGCTATAAGTTTGGAGGGTGGAGTTATTGCTAGCATTAGCGATTTCTTGAGCGACTGACTCTAGAATCTTATATGTAGCAGTACCTACACTAGTGTCCCAGGTTGGGTCGGAAAGGGAGAGAGTAGATAGTAGTCGAGTTAAAACGTCATTAGTATTAGCCATTGTTAACGGTTACTCCATTATTTCCGATGGTGAGTCCAAGATTCACTAGGTTACCAGTTAGTGTTTGAAGAGTGACTTGTGCTACGATACTATTATAGTATAGATCTACTGTTACAGACTGAATACTCTGAATGATCTCGTCTTTATTCCAGTTAGCAAGTTGTGCACTATTTTGAGCGGATTTGATATTTAAGATCTGTTGACCCTGGTAGAGCTGTAGCACTCGAAGAATTTCAGTTTGTACAGTGTTTAAGGTACTTCCATTTTGGGGCCCACCAATTAGGCTTGTAAGAGTAGACCCAAAACCTGGGGTAGTATAGCCGGTTCCTAGTGGCTCTTGCAGCCAAAGAGTGAGGTCCTGGATGAGCTTTGTAGTTCCAGTATTAAATAGTAGTCTACCACCACTTAACTGGATATCACCATTACTTACTGCAAGTGTCTTCATAGTATCTTAGTTAAAATACGGGCTGTAGTACATTCTCTAAAAACCCATTGCTAGGAACATATTGCCATTGCTTGCTGGTTTTATGGCAAAACCATAAACAGAACCAATTGGATATGCTGATGCAGACTGAGGAGAGACGTACGATTGGTTGGTCTGAGATGATGGTGCTATTAAGTAGTCAAGAAAAACCATTCTAGTAGTACCATTACGTGCAGCAAAAGTGTCAAAAGTTCCTGCCCAAGTTCCTGAAGGAGTAAGGTTGTTCCATTGATATGCTTGGCCAAAGGCAATTAATAACTGACCAGCTGACCATGACAAATTAGTACCTGTAACAGTGGAGAAGTTATTTGTATTTGATAAAGGGCCAAATAGCTGGGTTGGTGCAGCAGAGGAAGCTCCAGAAAAAATTCCAACACCAACTGCTGTACCACTGGCAGGGTTACTAGACAGAGTAAATGTGGTATTTCCAGCAGAACATCCATAGCCAATTGCAAACCAGTTACCGTTATTACCGCTTGTAGCGGGGAGACTTTTAATAATCCAAGAAGCGCCTAACCCAGATACTGTTACGCCAGTCCAGTCAGCACTGGGAGTACCAATGATAATAACTGCGACATCATTTGCCTTGGTTGTATAGCTGTTTGGCAATGATATTGGGGACGTACTTAAGGCAAGAGGAGTTGTGTTTGAAGTTGTGCCAACTGTAATAGCCATTTAAGCCACCGCCACACAGCGCCACTTAGAAGTGGAACCATTATAAATAAAGCCAACAGTTAGGGGAAGAGTCGTTGAACCATTCGATGTAGTGGGAGCAGATACCTGTGAATTTTCAGTATTTGTCCAGCTAATAGTTTGAGCAACTGCGCTAAAATCGAGGATGCGAACTATCGCCTGCATACCGTCTACTGCACCAGTAGTAGACATAGTAATAGCTAGGGTTGCCGCAGAGTTGTTGGTTACCTTAGTAGACGTATAGGTTGATCCACTAACGGTGGCTGCATTGGATGTAGCAGTAATGCTTGCAACGTTAGGTAGATAAGCATTTGATGTAATTGTACCACTAAAAGTAGCATTACCAACATGGGTAGAGGTACCTGTTACAAATAGTGTGCCACTACTAGTTAAGCTAGATGAAAAAACACCAGAAGTTCCATTAATATTGGCAGCAGAGACTAAACCACCTGCTCCACCAACAGTTATATAACCTGAAGTTCCTGATCCACTTACAGATACATAACCACTACCCAGAGTAGTGGTACCGGTGACAGTAAGTCCTGATGTTACTGTAAGGGTGCTCTGGACTGATGAAGCACCCTGTAGGATAAGACCACCGGTAATAGAATTATTATAGATTACTCCAAGTCCGGGGTTATATGTCAGTACATAGCCAGTAGCTGGACCATAACCTGAGTTATAGTTGGCAATATAGTTGGTTGAAGGAACGGTTTGCCCATTATAGGCTAGTGTACCACTAATATTTATACCACCACTAACAGTAAGACCTGAAGCAACCGTAAGGTTGCCGCTTATAGTACCACCAGAATATGGGAATTTAGCAGCAAGATCTGTAGTTAAATTAGTTACTTGACTTTCAGAGATCTGGATGCCAGTAGCGGTTACAGTACCGCTAACTGTAAGACCACTAGCTACAACAAGATTACCCGATACCGTAGTAGTGGCAAGTGTTTTATTACTAAGCGTTTGAGTACCATTTAGAGTTGCAAGAGTATCGGTTGAACCAAGGCCAGGGCCAGGAATAATAATTGTTCCTGGGTTTGACCCGCTTACAGAAAGCTGGTAACCACCACCAGTTAGGAAATTTATATTTGTTGCTTGACCAAGGGTGATACCGCTGTTGGCAGCGAGTGTGTTGTTAAGAGTGGTTGTGCCTGTAACGGTGAGATTGCCGCCAACTGTCATTGCACCAGTGTCTACTTCACTACCAACGGTTAAAGCACCACTAACAGTTAAACCTGATGCAACAACCAAGTTGCCTGAGACTGTACCACCTGAAATAGGTAGAGCAGCATATGCTACTCCACTAACAGTAGCAAGCTGTCCACTAAGAGTGACAAAATTACCACTTAGAGTTGTAACTGTAGGGTTGTTGGAAATAATATTTTCTACATTAGTGGTCGCTTGTAGAGTGGCAGCCTGAGAGCCTGAACCAGGGCCAGCGGTAACATCCCCAGTGAGTTGGGTGATACCACTTCCACCACTACTGCCACTAGGGGTAGTAGGAATCCAGTCAGCACCATTCCATCCTAGGACCTGCCCACTAGCAGGAGCTGTTGTAGCAATAGGATAGCCTTGAAGTTGTGTAGCATTACCACTACTTCCCCCACTAAGTGTAGTTGGAATCCAACCACTAATAGTAGAATTATACTCTAGTACTTGGCCGTTAGTGGGGGTAGTGGGTGAAACTGCAATTCCCTGAATCTCTGTAGCATTAACCGGTAGTGGTGAGTCAGTATTAATTGACCGAGTGACCGGGTCCATTACTCCACTATAGAGGTAGAGTCTAAATAGAGTGGTACGTCTTTCTACCCACCAAACCTGGTTTGGTTGAAGCTGGGATATACTTACTCCTGGAGGGAGAGCTTGTAGGTCTACTTGGATCTGAAAACCCTTCATATCTACTGACATACAGTAGTAGGTGGGATTATCAGCCGTACTCATAGGGCTCTTGGTGGGGCTGGTAAGTAGAACCACTCTACGAACCATATCATTAGTTTGGATTCTATTAACTGGTGCTGGCATACTAACCGTTTCCGAACAGACTTAGACCGTAGTCTAGAACATTTCCGTCTTTAATAATACCGGTAAAGGTCGCTTGAGTGGTAAACCCCCCAGCTCTACTTCCTTGATGCTGTACATTCATACAGTACAGTTGGTACTGATGACTAACTCCATTTTCGTCACTAAGATTCATAATCACTCTCATACCCGGATATAGTTCGGGCATAAAGGTTAGGTTCACTTGGCTAGCATACTGACTGGCCCACTTTTGCATAAAGGTTTGGAGAGCATATAAATATTCTAGTTCGTGTGAGTGAATCATTTGCTGCTGAACTACATAAGGTCTCATACCGTATTTGTTCAAAAACTCTTGAGTCTTAAGTTTAGCAGCCGTAACTCCACTCGGTCCAATTCCCAGAGTGCCAAATAATAGATTGAGAGTAGTATTGTCTTGGATACTTACAATACCTTGACTGGTTAGATAGTCGGCACTAATAACTTGCTGGCCGACTCCGTTAGTATCACCGACGACTGCTACATGTGTAGCCAACTGTGAGTCATCGTGATAAATCTCAAAGTCAATAATTTCTACATCACTAATTTCTAGAGCGGGGGTAGTTCCATAAACACCATAGTAGTCAGGAAACCAGGCAACAAAATCACCATTCGGTGCACTCATAAAGCTTCTTAGTCCAGCACCCACAATGTTTTGTAGGTCACTCAAAAGACTATTGTCCATAATAAAAGCTTGGGGAGTACCCTGTAGCTGCTGAGTTAGTGGGTTAACATTTGGCGGATTAAGTAGGAAGTTAAATGAGTTGGTAAGGTCAATAGCGGTTCCATTAACTCCACTAATAGTGACATTTTGTGTACTAGCATTATAGGACGAAGAAAGGCTAACCGGTCTTCTTGCACCCATATAGTACATACCCATACCGTTAGTGCTGGAATTTCCTCCACCCGATATTAGAGTCCATTTAACAGTGCCAGTAGTAACACCCGTAGTCTTACCATTACTAGAAGCATTCCAACCGTCTGGCTTACCGTTAATTAGAGTAGTTCCACTACTATCAGAACCTGCTGAATAAGAGTCTCCAATTTGTGTAGCAGTACCATTAGACCCAAAGGAGTCTACTAGCATAGTTACGTGACTAGGTTCACTATCGATGGTTGCTGCTGATCCACCCGCCTGCCAGTATAGTAGGTCTCCGGGTTGTGGTTGAGAAGTATTGGCAATATAGATACCGGCTGGGCTTGGGCTTGGAGGAGTCCCCCACTGGGCTCCAGTATAGCTGCCAATGTCTTTTTGTAGCACTTGCTTCCAAATAAAGTTAACAAATCCCGAACAGTCAAAACTACTTTGCTGAGCACTTGTTTGAGCATTCTCTCGCCAGTTTGATAGCTCACTATAGTTTGCACCTACATACTTTAAAGCCAAAGAAACAGCAGCTGAAGCAAGTTCTGTAGGAGTAACTGTCCCAGAACTTAGAGGGTTAACTCCCAGTTCACTTTGTGCAGTTCCCACTTGGGGAGTGGTAAGATTTTGAGGACCGGTACCTGATACTTTGGCGGGGTCAGCCCATTGGACTAGTAGAGTGGTTATTGGAGTATAAGTTTGAAGTGCGGGTGGGGGTAGTTTACTATTAAGCTCTCCACCCAAGTATGTAAAGACTGTAGGGTGTACTTGTAGACCCTGGAAATTGGAATCATAGTTACCGTCATAGTCTTCGGGTACACTAGTGGCTCTAAGCACTACTCCACTACCGGTGGTGGTGTTTGCTACATAAAGGTACTGGCCAGTCCCACTAGTTCCAGCAAGCCACTTTTGTGCTGCCTGTACTCCAGAAATAGTAGAGGTTCCACTCCCCGGTAAGTCTAGGTAAGCCCAGTGTGCAGCACACCAGTAGATATCTTTATTGGTATTAACTGGCCCAACTGGAGCCAATCCCGGAAGGTTTTTGGGAGATGACTGACTCGGGCTACTTATTAGATAGGGCATTGGGGATACAGAGTTGGCATTAAAGGTTACATAGTTGGGTGCGCCTAAAGGTAGTAGAGCATTATTACTATAGCTATTTACCGGATTACCATTAATTACTCCAGCAGCGCCTAGTAGTGTAGCTAGCTGAGTTACTGCAGTTTGATCTAGTTGTGAGTCTTGTAGTGCAGCAAAATTATAGGCTGAAGAAGCTGCCTTAACGAAAGAACTAGGAATATTTTGAACATGAATTCTACTGGGGTTCCATCCGGCAACTCCCTTTAGTACATTTACTGTAGCCTGTACAATACCACCATCATTAATAAGGGCGTCAGTGTTTACCGCAGCACTGTCAGAAGCGTTAAGTAAGAGTTGCTGGAACTGTACTAGTGTATCATCCCAGTAAGTGTTTTGCAACTGGTAAAGGGTGCAACTGGCCTGGATAGTAACCGGAGTAGGGACCAGGGTCTCAATAGGGGCCATAGTGACATAACCGGTAAATGCTTGCAACCAACTGGTCCTCTTGAGGAACACTACAATACGGTCCATGGTATTAATTACCTGATTGTACTTACGTAGTGGGTTGCTTAGAGTGCAACTAAAATTACTAACAGCGTTAGTCTGTCGGTTTATTGAGAAATCTACGATATCTCTAGAGACGTCTATAGCCCCTTGTTTTTGGGTATAGATCGACACTTGGATATCTGGGCTATAGGCAAATGTACCCGAACGGTCAAAACTCATTGTTGCTTAATCCCGTTTATAGCTGCTGCTGTTTGAGTTGCCAAAATTGCAATATTGGGCCAATCTGAACCATAATTATTTTGTGTAGAAGAAGAAGGGGCAAACTGACTATTTACTACCATACTGGTAAGAGGAGTCGAAGAGATATTGGGGTTTAGAATATTCATAGTATAGTTTCTAAGAAAGAGGTTCTTATAGCGAGTATACTCTTGCTCTGACTGTTGTACCCAACCGCTATATACTAGAGTAGATGGTGTAGGGGCTGTATTACCGGTCCAGGAAAGAGAGGTTAATTTATCAACCTTTCCGTGTACCATAGACGGGTTGTAGTTAAGTACCATAGGAAGTGCTGCTAATGAACTAACTGCTGCCTGCTGATGGTCTCTAATAGCAGACTGAAAAGTATTCATTCTAGTAAAACCGTCTCTATAATCAATGCCCTCAAAACCTGCTGGAACTGTAAGGGGAACATTGGCAGTTTGTAGAGGCCAAGCGATCGTAAACTGAACATACATTTCACTACGACGAATGGGCTGAAAGCTCATGTGATCTCTTAGCTGCTGCTGTGCATACTGATTATTAGTAGCAGTAGAGATACTTGCTATCCAAACATCGTATACTATAGTAGAGTTCGATTTAGGACTATAGAGTGCTACTGTTGCGTTCCCAGCCATTGCTGCCAGCTTCCTTGGTTGTTACTAATTGCCTGATGAATAAGGCCTTGATCTATAGAAAAAGCAAAGCCGTTCATTAAAACGTGTTGTTGATCTAACTTTAGTATGGGCATAGAAACCCTACAATTAGCATGAATTTGATTCATGATGTACTTCCTCCACTTCCTGCTTGTAATGCTTGAACATATAGTTGTACCTGTGATGCTGTCATTGATGCAATACTAGTACTAAGACCGTTCCAGAATGGACTAAAGCCGACGTCAGCTGAAATTTTATTTAGTGCATTGGCAGTAGAGGCACCACTAGCGAGTCCGGTAAAGTCTTGGTCTACTTCCAATTGCATTTGATAAGGATAAGTACTAGTAGTGGGGTCCCAGCCGATCTGCATTTGAGTAAGCCATACTGAAAACTTTAAGCTAGTGGTCTCTGTAAGAGTGACAATTGGAATATACAGACCCATGCTAGTTTGACGAATATTTTGATTATCCTGCATGTTCTTAAAATTAGTATACAGCTGAATAAGACCGTTTCTACTTCCAGCATCCCCCTGGAGTGACATAGTGGAAATCTTTACTGAAAGCAATTGAGTCACTCGGCCGCCGATAGTATCAAATGACTGATTATTCATTTGGTACTGCCACTCTACTCCATTAATGTTAAACGGAAAGTCATAGGTTTTATTTGCAATAGGGTCAGTAAAAGAAGCTACAAGGTTCTTATTTGTACTCGCTATAGTATTGGACATTAGCCTCGGGCTCCACCATTAGCTCCGGGGACAACTGCTGAATTAGCGGTAATATAACCATAAGTAGAAGTCTGCCCAACATAAGAGTTGCCATTAGCAATCTGAGTTAGTACGTTATTCATACCCTTGGCAAAAGTTACAGTAACGTTATTGCCGTTTCCACCAAAGTTTACAGATCCCGGGGCCAAGTAGCTAGGAGTACTTGCTTGTGCAGCAACTGTACTATTTAAGCCTGTAAAACCGTGTTGCTGTAGGAAGGCCGAATAGGTTTGGTAAGCTCCACCACTATAGCCCTGTACCTTTGCAATACCGTCATTAAGCAATTGCTGTGCATTGGGAACCATTTTCATAAAGTTATCGTAAGTCCAAGTTCTGCCCTGGAACTGTACATTTCCAGCATAACTCTTCATGGTTTGTGTTGCTTGATTTTGTACGGCACTAGAGAGAATTTCTCCGGTAGCAATATTACTAGCAACAAAAGTTACGGCATTATTACCGGCGGTGAGAGAGCTATGTGCTTCATTCATTGAGTTAGACCAGATGCCATGTCCATAGTTCCCTAGAGTAACTGCTTGTGTTACTGCACCAATTGCTCCACCACCAACTGCTACTACTGCAGAATTTACATAGTCTCCAGCAGCACTAGCCACCGAACTAACATCACTCCCTAGATTGCCCAAGAAGTTGCCAATCCCACCCAAAATTCCACCAGTTCCGGCTCTACTAGTACTGGACATATTCTTATTGGCATTTGTCTGAGCAGTTGCACTAGAGTTGGTATAGATCTTATAGAAGTAGTCGATTAGGGCAGTAGCATTACTGGTTAGGGCAGATGGATAACCGTAACTTTGAGTAATGGCAGTTAACATACCGGTGTATTTAGCAGCAAAGTCCGATTGCTTTAGACCTGGAGGGATTGAGCCACCCATAGCGATCTTTAGAACCATCATATCATACTGGTGATTAAGCTGATTCCATAGAGCAGGGTTCTTCTGAATCATATTTGCTACAGTGCCCTGTACTTGCATATATGGAATACCGAGAGTTTTACTCAACCAGGCTAAGGCCATGGGACTACCACTAGCCAAACCCGAGTTACCGGCTGCTCCTGCTGCCTGCAAAGTTTGGTCATTCATACCGGGGGCAGTTGCTCCACCGGCAATTGCTCCACCGGCTCCACCTACATTACCGTATGCAGCACCAAATTGAGCTACTGCACTTTGAGCGGTTGAGTTAAGCCAAGAGGTACTGGTATTAGTGCCCTGGGTAGACATCATAAGTCCGCCAACCATAGCATTAATTTGCTGAAGGTTCATGCCAGCGGCCAAACCGGTCTGGGCATATTGAGCAGACGTCTGACCGGTCATACCATAACGATTTTGAGCGTTAATGGCATAAGAGACATAGGCACTATTATTGTTATTAAAGCCCAGTCCAAAACCGGCCATTTGAGCTTGTGCCACTTGCTGTGAGTTTACAAACGGGTTAAAACCAAATCCCGACTTAAACTGAGCTTGCAAACCAAGCCCTAGAGCACGCATAGGGTTGTTACTTCCGTTTACACTACCATACTGCTCGGAAATCTGCATAAGCTGCTGAACTGGTGCCATTGCCTGTCTAGCAGCCTGGTAGCCGAATGTTAAAGCATTACCAAACTCACTTAATCTTAGAGCACTGTCACTTAGTCCGGTAAGAAACTTGCCCAATCCTTCATTGGCACTACCGAGAACTCTTTGCTCTACTTTTGTATAAACTTCTCGTTCATACCCTGAAACCGGTGGGGTACTAAAACGTCGGCCACCGTAGATAACTTCATCACCAGAAGCTTTAAATTGACGCTCTTCTTGCTCTAATTGATTCCTAATACGATTACGAAAGAATCTTCCAGCAGTGCTTCTCTGTCCAAAGATAGCATCTACAGTTTTTTGACGCTGTAAGAGTACATCTCTAGCCGGCCGAGCTGAAGGAAGTTCTCCATTTTCTAGCATAGTCCTATAGAGTTCGGGGTAGGCTTTGGCAAAATTGTCAATAGTGGCATTACCCGTAGACCGAAAGCTATCCCCTATTCGAACACTAGTAGTACCCCATCTACTGGCACTAGCACTAGCAAATGGATCTTCGTCATCATCATCAGAAAGATGAGGGACGGGTCCTCCTGGAGGTGGGGGAGGATTACGTCGTCCACCAAAGAGGGTTCTGGCTCGTTGACGGCCTCCCTTAATCTCTGTTCGTCTATAATAACCGGTATCTGCAACACTCTCTGGGGAGCCGTTTACCGTTCTCTCTCGAAGATTAGGGTTGGACTGATTGGACCCGACATTCCCGGTTACACCTAGGTTAGACAGTAGGTTTATTAGGTTAGCGTCACCAAAAGTTCCACCTAGACCACCACCTAGGCCACCAAAGCCCATACCACCAAGTACTCCGAGAACATTATTACCATTTACCCCTAGCTTACTAGCGGTAACCAGTAGTTCTCTAATATTTTGAACTGCTTGTGATAGAGAGTAGTTAGTGCTCTCTACAAAGCTTCCTGCAGTCTCCATAATGGACTTAAAGTTATCTGCAAGTTCATCATCATCTTTGAGAACACCCTTGAGCTTGATCAAGCGTTCGATGATACCACTAACAGCATTTTCTCCGGCCCTAAGATTGTCATTTAGTTCACCGGCTATACGACCGGCTTCACCTAGCTCTCTCTTGAGGCCTGTGGCATCACCATCAATTCTAAAATTTACTGATTCTGTATTATCGCCATTAGGAATATCAGCCATCAGTCTCTCCAAGTTGGTCTAGGTCTAGTCCGGGTATTGCTTCTAGGGTATTGAGTCTATTGCCCAGAGTGTCAACTATTACAACACCTTCGTCTGGAGCTTTAGCAGTCTGTACACTCTGCTGCTCCATTTGAGCAATAAGTTTTTCGATCTCACGAGCTTCTTCAATGCTTTGTGGGAAGCCCCAAACGATGTCTTCGTTCTCTTTATTCTCTTCTTGATGCTTCTTCCACTCTCGATACATTTCCGGTTGATTAATCAACAAGTCCTGTTCAAATCTGGTTTCTTCCATCTGTATTTTTTGTTCGGCTTTTCGAGTGACATACACTCTAAGAAGCTTTTCTTGTACTTCACTAGGGTCCTTACTCTGTAGTAGGCCTCTTTCATAGGCCAACTCAGTATGAAATACTACGTAGGGATCTAGTTCGTATCTTTTGGGTTATCCGTTTCCTCATTATCTTTTTCAAAGACACTAAAGGCCTTGGGAAGTTCGATAATGTTTAATGCTTCAAGAACCAGTACCACTTGGTTCTCTAGATCATCAATAGCCTGGAAAAGAACGTCAACTACGGCATCATACCAGTTATTGACTACGTATTCATACTTTTGTCTAACACCATTAACGGTCTTGAGAGTGGGTAGTAGACTCTGATGATCTACACTTACTAGACCAGCGGCTACAACAGCAGACTTATAAGCTCTACCGTAACCCAGGGTTTCAGCAAACGGTTTGGTAAGAAGAGATACTTCTAGCTTGTCGTTCACTGTAAGTGTTCTAACTACAAAATGGTGGAAGGGAATATGAGTGACTTCTTTCTCGAGATAACCGAGGTATAGAAGGCCTTCGAACTCTTGCTTCCACTCTTCTGGAAAACTAGTGTCTTTGGCTGGAACCTGGACAGAATTTTGATCTTCCGTCCAGGTTCCAGCATTATTCTTAGAAATCATACTAACTCTCTCAGGTTAAGGACCACTACGGTCTATCTGATTATATATACTTAATTAGTCGTACTAGGGACTAGTTCTTGTTGTAAACTCGTACGTAAGGCTTCTTGACCTTGTCAGCACGACGAACTTCTACCTGTGCATAGTAGAAAGCACCATTACCACTAATGGTAGTATTACCACTCAAGGTAACAGTACCACTGGTAGTGTTGTTGCTTACACCACTAGCCAGGAGAGTGCTAACACCTAGGATACCACTGGTAACCAAGTAACTCTGGTTAAAGGCAGCAGTACCAGTACCACTAATGGCAATTGTAGTACCAGTCGGGAAGACGTTACCACTGTTAAGAGTAATGATGTAACCACTAATGGTAGAACCATAACCACTAATACTGGCGATACCGTTAGTACCGGTACCAACAACAACCGGGTTACTAGCAGCAGCAGGAGTGCTTTGAACAGTACCGATAATGTTGTTGGCCAGAGCACTACCGGTAACTACACCAGCAGCACTAATACTAGTAGTGGTGTTAGCAGGTACACCGGCAAGGTTAGTGGAGGAGTTTACACCAACAGTAGCGCCAATAGTAGTACCACTGGCTACTGCTACACTAGGAGCAATACCTTCGATCAGAATCCAACCAAAGTAACCGGCCGGGATAGCCACTAGAGTAATACCGGCAAAGTTACCCTGCTTGGTGCCTACTGTAGTAACATTACCGGCACCGTTCCAGGTTAGACCGGAAAGGGTAGTGTTGGTACTAGCGATGTAGGGAGTACCTTGACCGTCAACCTTAACGAGAAGAGTGGCGGCACTACCAAGGGAAATGTAACGGTTGTTCTCGTCAAACCAAACAACGGGAGCATTAGCCGGAATGGTAATACTAGTACCGTTATATACGTACATGTATCGCTCACCGGCAGGACCAGTTAGAGTCTGGTTGGCAGCATTACCGTTTACACCACTAAGACCGACACCGGTGTTAGTACCCGTCTCTCCACCAGCGTCATAACCTTGACCGGCAAAACCGGCTAGACTGTAGGAGGTAGTAGTTGCATTGACAGTAGTGAGAATACTCTGCAAACTAAGCTGGGCATTAACACCAGTTGAAGTTTGAGCGGGTACATAACCACCGGTAGAAGTAGTGGCATCAGTGTTGACACTGACAACCTGGATAACACTTTGACGAGCACCAACTGAAATCTTGGAGAAGGTTTCGGCGTCAACTACGTACTGGATACCAGGAACCATCTTGCGGTGGTCTGGAAGTACGGCCTGGCCGATCCCGGGTTGGAGCTGTACAATAAATGAACGAGCTGGCATTTTAATTCATTTCCTTTCTAGGAGAATACGTTTTCACTTCTTGAGAGGTACATCAAGGTGATGGACTTGGGAATGGTCATTGTTCCGATCTGAATCATTTCATCGATCGTAACATTGGTAACTGTACAGCCAGTGTAAGTAATAACTCTTGAACCTCCACCTGGAGCAGCAATAATCTTACTGCAACTGACTGCACCCTTAGACAGTTGGGCTTGATAAACTGCCAATAGGTCTCCGGCCTTATAGTATGGACTATTAACATCACCCAAGGCTAGCTCAGCCCAGACTTCAGTAATCCAAGTTTCGTAGAAAGTAAGTTCTAGAGTACCAGCACTCAATGCATTCGGTAGAGCGATCTCAATCGGGTAGGATGAGTTTAGGGGTTGTACGGGCGTAGGCTGTGCAACTGGCTGAGGAGCAGTTTCACGAATCATCTGGCAGTAAGCCAAGACGTTATTGTTGTACTTGAAGGTAGTATAACCTCCACCTACGCGAAAAATTGATTGTGGTTTGTTAGCCATTTAGTCTCCTAGGCAGTAGTAACGTTGGAAGTCAAGCTATTGGAAGTGCTAAGTACACCGGTACTAGCGTTCAAGCTCATTACCACATTAATGTAGTTCAACGGGAAGGTCGGTGAGTACTGGAAGGTAATATTCAGAGTGGTTGGAGCACTAGGACTATTGGTAACAGCTAGGTTTTGGAAGCCCTGGATAATTCCATTGGAGAGTGCATTATTTAGTACGCCTACAACAATACTTTGAGTACCAGCAAAGGTGTAGAGATTTAGAGGACCACCGACCACTTGACCATTATTTAGAGCGTTAGTGACTGCATTAGCCAAGTAGTCACCAATGGCACTAATGGAAACCTCTTGGGTTAGCCAGTTACTGACATTAGTGGTAAGACCGTGCTGAATATATAGGTTACCGTCTCTACGCTGTCTAATGACTAGAAGACCATTAGTCTGGTAGATGTTAGTGGAGTCAACCTGGCTAATCTGATTAGGTACACCGGTAAAGCCGAATACTTGGTTGTTGGTAATCGGAGTAGCAACTGTAGGACTACCGACAAATTGACCGGCTACAGCAGCAGCTCCATAGTAACCGGCAACATTAATAACCGTAGTGGTAAGCTGAGTGGTGGTATTTAGACCGGGGTTATAACTAAATACACCCGGGTAGACCAGACTAATTCTAGAGTTGCTCCACCCACTGGCAAGGTTAACTACTCCACTAGCCGGGGTAAGTCCACTGGTACCGTCAATACCGGCGAAGACTCTCTGGTAAACACCGTTATTGGCTTGAGCGGCAAGGTAGTTGGTAATACCGGAAGGAACAGTTGCAGTAGCGATCTGTACACCACTTGCAGCAGTAAAGCCATAAGTGGGGACAATAACATCAACCGGACTCTTATTGGATAGAACAGTAACATCAGTACCGGTACCACTGGTAGTAAAGGTACGTAGCCAGTCAGCATCAGCGGCAGAAGTACCGGTAACTGTAACACCATTGTAACTACTAGCACGAGCTACAGGAAGAATGGTGACATTATTCGCACCATTTTGGTAGGCAAGATAAGCAGCTAGACTGGCGGGAGAAACGACTGTAGTACCACTTACAGCAGACCCAAAGACACTAGTGACTGCATTATAGTTGGCATAAGAACCATTACCACCAAAGCTGTGCTGGTAACTAAAGGTCACTTGGCCACTAACTACGGCTGTTCCAGTACCGGTAATACCACTAGTGGTAATTAGAGTATAGATACCACTAGCACTTAGAGTACCGTCAGAGTTACAACGCTGTGTCTGGAAACCGGTAATGGCAGTAAAGGTAGTACCGGTTGCAGTAGTCTGATAGCAGGTAATTGTACCAGAGTTAACAAGAGGGTTGCTTAGTACACCGATGTTTACTCCACTAGCACCAGTTGTGTTAAAAGTGTCAGAACCAGTTCCACTAACCAGAGTGTCAGTTACAATGCAAAGGTTTAGTGCTGCAGTACTAGGAGTGACATAGGAATTACCGGTTTGAGTGACGTATACACCGGGATTCGAATAGTTGGGGATGGGCATAACTTCTCCTTCGTTACAATGTTAAGTTTGGCAAAGAGTTACAATGTTTAATTGGCATACGGGTTATGGAACACGTAGGCTCCACTTATAAGAGTTAGAGTACCACTAACTGTAATTTCATCAACAGCAATGGACGGGTAGTTGTACTTGCTCTCAGAATAAGTTCCAATGCAGCGCAATCTAACACTGGCTTCATAAGTGAGCTCTTCAGGACTAAAAGGAGTTCCAGGACTTACTGTATCTCCAAGGGGAGTTACAGTGTCAGGGAGGAAAGTTAGGGATACTAGATCATTATTGGCAATAGAGTCATAGAATGCTGTACTAGCCGGACTTCCTGCCCCCATTAGCACTAGATTAACCACTGAGTCCCAGAGCTTGTCTCGTTCCTCCGAGTGCATGGCCATAATCTGTAAGTCTACACTGCCCTCAAAGTAACCCATCCGGGAAGTGGTTACTGAACCAGAAACGGCAGTAGTATACTGATCGGGCATTAGACCGGTCCACTGTACCTTATCCGGTCGAAACTGTACAAAGATTGCAGGCCATAGCACTTGCTGTAAAGGATACTCGATAGTAATACTATTGGGTACTAGGTCTAGACTAGTATTTGAGGGTCCACTAGCCAGTTGCTGAAAACCTGATACTAGGGCTTCTACTATGGCAGTTTTAGTAGCTGTAAGAAACATTTTTTATCGTCCGAATAGTTCTCTCATAGCGTCTTTAGCTTCAGTCTGTCTGAGTATGGCAATTACACTCTTGGTAGTAAGCTGTCTCTTCCATTCTCTAAATGCTAGATCAATTGATTTCTCTATAAATTGCCTGGGTTTTTCAGCCGGGTGTTGCCACTGTATCTTCTCAGTGATCAATTCTCCGTTATTTTTTCTACTAATTATCTTTTGCTGACCAATAGCACTAGGCTGAGCTCTTCTAAAAACAATATTACCGTCTGCTCCACGAATCGGGATATTCTTCCCGGCCAGACTATTCATATTGTAGGCTGGAGTTCCTTCGTCTTCAGAAAGCATATAGGATACACGGTTGGGGACATTAATCCCCACCATGCCTTCTTCTGATACTGGACTTAACTGAGAAAGACCACGACCGGTCTTTTTAGGCGCTAGAAGTTGCAGCCATTGCATAGCATTTCTAGAGATCTTATAGGTTTCACTGGAGGGAAGTCTCATACTAGTGGCACCGAGTAGTAGGGATGGCTAGGCCATAGATTTTCTAGAGTGGCTGTTTGACTAATGATCTTGGTATTATTCGGTAGTGAGGATGCTGATCCCGGAAAAATTTGGGGACCTACTCTATTCGGATAAGTGGCGCTAGGGCCAGGCCCGGTTCTAATAGTTTGTGGAGCAACTGTACTAACCTGGAAGATCTCGGAGATACTAGTAGGAGTATTTCTGTTCCAACCTTCTACTCGAGCCACTAGATCTCCAGTTCTTATCTGTGGAAACCAAGAGAACTGTACACTAGGGTTTTGCTTCCAAAACTGACCGGTAGTTAGGTTTTGTCGATTGTCAGTAGTATCACTAGCCAGCATATAAACATGGTAGACTACCGGCTGGAAACCACCGGTAAAAGTGGTCCCGTAGCAGGTGGGGCAATAGCTATTACCGGTTTGACGATATACCTTACTAACTCGTGACTGGATACTAGTATCCGGATCAGTGGGGTTGGGGCTATCTTGACACTCTTGACAATAAGTGACTAGACCAGCAGCAGCATCTTCCGCACGCCAAATTAATCGTACAATACACTCTTCTCCGTACCATTGCAGAGTTTCATTATGGAATCTTTGCTGATTTACTTCTGCAAAAACATCTCTTTGCTTGACTACTAAGAGAGGAGAAGTGGTCTGTACGGGTAGAGTGGTAGATGGAGGATTTGCTGGAACTTCAGACTCGGGCTGAGGGTTTAGTGGACTAAACGGACTGGGGTCTGGATTTTCGTAGTAGGGATTGGGGTTTATCCATGTCACTACATACCACCCATATTGACAGCAGCATACTGGAAGTGAGGACGGGCAGGATTAACAAACATTCGAGGGATGAGACCACCAGCAACCAAAAGGCTTCTCTTGGAACCGACCATAAACCAACGCTTCATCTGGCGAAGTTGCTTGTCTGCAATTTCTTTCTCGAAAGTATAGAGTTGCCACCAACGATTATAGTAATCTCTACGGTCCATCCAGGCAGCAGTTATATTGGCCGGAGTCGGTTGCTCAATATACTGTCTGGCAATATGCTTTAAGAAATGAGCGTAAGTTTGAGTGGCCAAAACCCCATAGTAGTTACTGGGGAAGTAAACATTGGCATTTTGACCAATTTCATAAGCCGGACTAAAGACCGGTTGGAACTCGTAGTTAATATAGTCGATGGCTTCTGTACTCATAATAAAAGCAACATCTTCGTACATATTAAAGCCGCTTTGTTGCATTTCCTGGAGGTAGGGTCCACCGGCTGTAGAGTCAAAACTACGGTCTAGTCGGTGAACAATACCGGCAGCAATCTGTCTTTCTTCTTGAGTTAGATTGCTCCAATAGGGCATTTGCTCAGTAACTATAAAGCTATCTACATAAGTTCTCGGACTACCATTAATTGTATAGTTCCAGGTTGCATCATAGTTGCCTTGAATTGCAGTCTGGCTAGAGTTGGTACTATACTGATAAGTGCCTACACTCTCCCAGGTTGCTTGTCCAGAAGCAAGGACTACTGTACCGTTATCAGAGTTAACTATACTCAGCCATACAAATTGATTGTCTGGGTCAGCAAGGGTACCACTAATATATGTTGTAATTCCTAGAGGTTCAACAGCGTATTGGGGGATGGGTCTTACTCGCATTTAGCAAACCAATACCATTACATCAACTCTAATACTACCACTAAAATAACCGCCACTACTATTGTAGAAGTTGCAGTAGAATCCATTAAATTGATAGCTATTCGCCTCTGCAACAACTGCATCACTTGCTGAGCCAATATTAATAACCGGATAGCCATAGGCAGCTGTTACTACATTATAGACGGCAGTGGGGAAGGTTATAAAGGTATTGGCTGAACCACTCGGATTAATAACAGTACTAAAAGAACATAGTAACCAGTTTGGACTAGCGGGGACTGATCCATAAGCTAGGTTAGCTACAAGAATTCCAGGCACATAACCCTGCTGGTAGTTTCCATAGCCGGTGGTAATATTACCAGTTACTAGTAGCCCACCAGTAGTGGTAGTTCCAGTAACGGTTACTCCACTGGTTACTACAAGGTTACCACTGATGCTAGTGGTACCACCAATGGTAGTACTACCACTAACAGCTAGACTTCCAACACTGGCATTTTGTCCAGCAATGATATTTTGTCCACTAACAGTATAGGTAGCAAATACTGCAGACCCACTAATGGTACTGGAGATCAATCCATTATTGAGTGTTAGAGTTCCCGTACTGGTAAGGTTACTTACATCAAAGTCAGCAACTAGTGGACCAGCCACCCAGTTGACTGTAGTCCCGGTAACAGTAGTGGGAGAGCCCTCTTGATTACGAGTAACAGTGGCAACATTATTGGTACCACCACCACTACTAACTACATTGGTGATGTAAATGATCTCTTGTTGGTTACTGGCACCAAAATAGCCGGGGTTAAGAACAACCGGAACATAGTTACTGCCGGTATAACCGCCAGAAGGTACGGGCCAAGTGGTACCACTAATAACAGTTTGACTGGTAGAACTTATACCACTAGCTACACCAGCAGAAAAATTGACACGAGAACGTGTGGACATTTATCCTACTTAGTGGTCGGAGGAAGACGAACAGGCTTGTTGTTGTTGGTGACGTTGCGCAAGTATGTCTGGGGTGTACGGCCATCTGAAGGGTAGCCACGCGAAGGGGCAACCTTCGGGGGATTAACCCAGCAGTAGCCGGGACCGCCTTGCTGACCGTGGCTGACTGTAAGTACGTCGGTACCGTAGATTTCCACGATAATTGCTACATGTTCGCCTGTGCCTGCACCATAAACTACGTGGTCACCAACCTCAATCTCATCGATGGTGATATTCTTCAAAGTCTTAGTCAATAGAGGAATGTGCTCCTCATGGGTTAAAAATGTACCACTGTAGCCCTCGTGGTCAAAGCCCAGTCCGTTCGGGTCATTGCCATTTGCCCACCAGGCGTAGAGTGTGACCGATCCAGAGCAGTCGGTGTTGACTGGAAACTTGATGGGCCAAACACCGACAGCAGACATACGGTCACTGCCTTCGGAGTAATTAAAGTGTTGGTGGTTGGCAACGGCCCAGTTGGCCCATGCGACTTCTGCTTGGCGGTGGTCAATAGGTGTAGTCATACTATCTCCTTGATGTCTACTATCTACGTTAATAACAAGGCAGTTTTACATTAGAAGGGAACTACGTCTTCTCCAGACTGGTAGTCGGGTTCAGCGTAGTCAAGCTCATTCTGATCATTATTTGCTGTATAGTTGCCTACATCATCAATATTTTCATTATTGTCTAGGGCATAATTATTAACTGATAGTGACGGTTGAACTTTTGCACCCTCAACAAGAACTATGCTTAGTATATAGTTCTTTAGTTCACGTATGCCTTTATAGCCTTCATATACTTTTGCATTAGGACTGTAGTACCCTCTATTACCTAACATTAGAACCTTATTGCTAAAAACATGTTGCCATTTGAAGCTGGGCTAATAGTGTATCCATAAACTGCTGGGACTAAATAGGCAGAGCTGGATTGTGGAGAAACATATGTTTGATTAGTTAGTGTTGAAGGTGCTAAATAATAGTCAAGATATGAAACTCTAGAAGTACCAGAACGTGCACCAAATGTGGCGTTGTAGTTGGCGTTTGATGCGCCCTCCACCGTGCCTGGTGAGGTCTTGTGACCCAGTTTGCCGAGAAACCAACCGACGAAGCCTGCGCCGAAATAGGGGCGCGTGTAATTCTTGCGCGAGGTCATGACAGACCGACCCAGATGGGCGAGCCGCTAACTGCTGGGGTTCCCGAGATGGTCGTGGGGAGCGAGGTAAAGCCGGTCAACGTACTGCAACGCTGGTTGAGGGTGTTCGCCGCGACCGTGTTGGGGCCGACGTTGATGGCTGCCGCCGTGGTCTGGTTGTAGGCGAACAGGTGGCTTGCCGCCGTCGACGTAATTATGCCGAGCCAGTAGACACCCGAGTTGGTCGGGGTGTAGGCGGTGCCGAAACTGCCGGAAGCCTGCGTGTTGCTCGGTGGCGTCGTGGCGATGTTACCCGTGACAGCCAACTGCGTCGTGGCATTGTAGAGGCCGACCGTGACGTAACTGCTACCGACACCCGTGGCGATGATGACATAGACGTTGGAGTAGGTCACGCCCGCTTGGAGGTAGACCGCCATGAAGTAGACCGTGCTGGTCGCCAGCGTTAGACCACCCGTAGCCACCGTGTTTGTTGCTGCGTCATACGTCCATGCAGTTAGACCGTTGAGCGACGGTGGGGTCATGGCGACTGGGGTGGCGTAGGAGAGCGATGAGCCGTTTGAGGTCAACACCGTGCCGTTAGAGCCGACGGAGGTGAGGTTCGTGCCACCGTTAGCAACTGCGAGCGTTCCGGTTACGTTGCTGGTAAGCGACAGCGTTCCAATGAGGTTTGACAAGTTGTTGCTGTTTGTCATGTACCAATTGCCGCCGTTGTAGTTCACAAAACTCAACGTGCCATAGGCGGACAAGGTGTAGGTGGTAACGCTTGAGCCCGAACCGAGTGGGTACATAGAGTTAGCAAAACTCAACGTAACTGGGTTGGCGCTGTTGTTAATGAGTGTCCAGGAGGAACCGTCAATGGGGTTGCTGGGTGTCGAAAGCGTTTGACCTGCGGCTCCGGTGAATACCGTTATCTCGTTGCGTCCGACCGTTGCCGTTGCCGAGCGCAGGACAAGGTGGTTCGAGATAGTGGTAGACCAGCCAGCCGTTGAGCCGGTGTAAACCCACACGGTTGCGGTCTGGTCAATAACAAAGTCACCAACCGTCCACGTTCCTGAAGTTGGTGCGCCGTTAACCGTGCCACCGACGAAGCGAGCGCCAGCCGTTGCACCCGTGAGACCAGTAGACGAGGAATATTGACCAGTAATACCACTTGTGACTGCAACGGTACCACTAAACGTAGCATTGCCAATCTGTGTAGCTGTGCCGGTTACAGTGATGTTACCGCCTACGTTTAAGTTGCCTGCATCCATTTCACTACCAACGGTGATGGCACCTGTCACGGTCAATGATCCAGATATTGTTCCACCAGATGTCGGAACAAAGTTTCCTGTCCATGCTGCTGTGGCTCCATTAGATACGAGAGCAGTACCGCTTGTACCAATTGCTAAGTTAGTGTAGACAGATCCATTACCAATAAGCATTGAACCACTTGTAGCAGTAAGCTGAGAGCCCGTACCACCGTTATTGACAGAAAGCTTACCGGCAGAAGTGTTTGACATGTTGTTGGAGAACAACATGTTCCAGAAAGTACCGTTATATACAAAGAAAGACATTTCAACACCAGCATTCTGCGTTGAATATGTTGTGGTTCCGCTTGTCGAGTTAAATGGAGCAATGGTAGTTCCATTGCCGTTCAATGTAATTGGACCACTAGCTGGGTGAGCATAAATACCATAGGTAGAACCAGATGGTGGGTTTGATGGCAAATAGAATGTTAAACCACTGCCTGTAGTCCAGGTGAACTCATCAACTGTGCATGGTGATCCTGATGTTGTGCTCGTAGTACGCACAACGAAGTTATAACCATTAACTAGTACACCAGAAGGTACTGTTGATCCATTGAAGGTGATTGCACCGCTAGCAGTTAAACCACTAAGGACTGTCAGAGCACCAGAGATTGTGCCACCAGAACGTTGTAAAGCACCGTAAGCTACACCACTAACGGTGTTAAGATTGCCTGAAATTAGAGCGATAGAGCTCGTGTGTCCAGTAACAATACCAGATGTTGTGTTGTATGCACCGCTCAAAGTAACGAACTGACCTGAAAGCGTAGCAAGATTAGCAACAGTCCCTGTTACCGTTGAGTTGGCATTGATGATGGCATTAACAACACCGCTAACTGCTGTGGTGCCAACTAAGGTTGCAGCTACAGCTCCTGTCCCAGTTGCAGTAACGTCACCAGTAAGTGAAGTGATTCCTCCACCGCTTCCTCCACCGCTAACCGTTGCTGGCACCCATTGTGTGCTATTCCATACGATAGCTTGCCCGCTGGTAGCAGTTACACCACCAATGATGGGGCTGGTGATGTTCAATGCACCACTGATCGTACCGCCTGATCTTTGCAGAGCTCCATATGCCACGCCGCTAACAGTATTGAGGCTACCCGACGTAGAAGCGTATGAACCGCTTAGCGCTACAAACTGACCAGAAAGAGTTGCCAAACTACCTGACAAGCTGACAATATTTGCTTCATCTACAATTTGTTTGTTAGCAACGTATTCCAGCTGAATTGAAATGTTATTGATGTTTGTCTCATCAACAATTTGATTATTCGATATGGTTGTAATTTGGCTACCCTGGCCACTTACGGTGCCACTAAGGGCTATGTAGTTGTTAGTTAGCATAGACGCTGATGTGTTGAATTGAAGATCATCTACAGCTGTTCTAACAGGGAATACATTGAATCCCGATGAAGTGCCGATAGCGTGAGCGTAAGGAGTCGTTCCATCCCAGCCACGTCCATTGTATGTGCCATCAGTCCATACAGGGATTACTGCGTTTGCACCAATAGTGATAGCACCTGAAGCACAAAGGATCTTCTCTTCCGTGCCCAAGCCGTAGTCAACTACAAGGGTGAAAACACCACTAGTTCCAAGGGGGTTAGTAGTGGCAGTGCCGCTCGAGCTTACTTCGTACCAACCTGCTGTATTTGCCAAGGTCAATGCTTGACCGCTTGTGTACCCACTGATAAGCGTTGCAGAAAGGTACGTGGGTGTAGCAGCACCTGCGAGAGATCTAGGAGTTGTGTAGTCTGGGTAAGCCATCAGTTATTTCCTAAGAAAATTGGACAATTACTTTAAACAGAACGCTATCTTCAGGAAACAAATGGATACCAGCAAAAGTACTTTTGATATACATGTTGCTATTTGGCAACACTACTGGAGTAAGCGAAGGAATAATACTTGTCACCTTACTAGAGCCATTTGTAGCCCTAATTACATTGAAGCTATTGGTCCCATTACCAGAAATTACAGTCATTACTTCTGAAGTGACTTGGATATTGAACGGGAACGTAGCTGGAAAAAGGTTGTAACCGCTGACAGTAATTGTGGTATCTGTGGGGTTAACTTGATTTGACAATGAACTAACGGTTGAACTAGAATTACTATCAAAAAGGCCGACCTCGGTAATTGAGTAGAGATTGTTCGCAGTCAACAAACCAGTAGATATAAAAGTATCTCCAGAAGTAGAGGTAGTAAAAGCGCTGGTCGTACCAGAAATAACTGTTCCTACGGGGTTAAAAAGAGATATGTCTGTTGCTGAAGCGGTACCACTACCCGTTCCCCAACCAATATAAAAATTATTTGCCATATTATCTAGCCCAATCTTTGCGTGTAATACATCGGGAAATTGCTTGTAAGTACGTTATTGTTGGTACCTTTGAGTGTTGAATTCAAAGCGTATATTGGATTACCACTGGCAGTAACACCATTCAAGACAACGTAATTCATAGTTGCAACGGATGCTACTGATAATGTTCCACCATTTATGATCAATGCACCGTCACGGTTAGAGATTGTGTTCCATACAGAACCATATTTTGATGATTCATTGAATGAATAAGTGCCAAATGGAACAGTTGTAAAATTCAAATCGAGCACAGGACCAACGTATGTTCCTGATGGTGGTTGGGTTGTTGTACCAGAAGTGCTTGAAGTTGAAGGCCACCATGCAGTAATTATTGATGCTAATGCATAAAAATCCTGGTCAGGGCCTGGAAAATCACCAACTGTTGCAGTCGGGACACCACTACCTATTACCGAGAACGTAGTACCACTAACGACAGCATTGCTAACAACATAAGATCCGTTATATGGATTGCTAGCTGGGTTAACACCGCCACTAAACCCAGTCACGTTAACATTTGCACCAATGTGGAAATCGTTAGTGTTTGCAAGCGGACTTACAAGTTGGTAAATATAAGTATATGCTCCAGAAGTAATCGTGTAAGTTGCTCCTGAAACAGACACAGAGCTACCAATATAGTAAGGTGATGGATTATACCCGCTAATTCCGTTGTATACTTGTGCTCTCAGGAACTGACCAAAGTTGGTTGATCCAGCAATAATAGCTGGTTTTTGCCCCATTGTAATCGACCCAGTTGCTGATGTCACTGAAACCGAATATGGCCACGTTATTGGTAAATCACCAGTGCCTGGATCTGGAGAATAGTTAAAAGTAACGACTCCAGTGCTTTGCGATCTTGTTACATTAACCCAACTAGCATTTGTTGGGATGCTATTAAGTGATAGAGTGCCACTTACAGTATTGATGATCCCAGTTGAATCTTTATAAGAAAAGTATAAACCTAAGTTATTCCCTGTGGCTGGATTAAGTCCGAATGTCCAGCCATCTGCCCCAGTGCTATCTTTGATAATTGCTGTAGCAGTAGTTGGCTGCCATGAAACTGGATTTATAAACGTACGAACATCTACGTCGCCATTTGTTTGATACTGAGAAGCATTGCCAGAAACATTCGTGATAGTGTTATCAAATATGTTACCATATGTTCTAAAGCTGTTTGCATTTAGATAGTTTATGGTTTGCTTTGTACCTTGGAAACCTACGGTTGTCATTGGGTAAAAAAGCAATGAATTAAATGAATTGTTACCGTTAAAATTAACTGTCCAACCAAATCCATTTGTTTGTTGCAATGGCGAAGGGCTAGGTGAGGTTGCTGTCTTTGGACCAATAAAATTAGTAAATGAATTGTTCCCACTAATTGTAAAAGTTGTATATGCAGTGTATGACGCACCGCTAGGCATAGTCAGTGAATAATATTGTTGGTTACCGCCATAAAAAGTTGAGGTACTTAAGTTAGTTAATTGAATTGATCCATAGTTACTTGTTAGTGCACCTGATGAAGTATTTTTAAACGTCCAAGTACCTGAAACAGCCCACGCTTGGGGGTTAGATGAAGTGCCACCCATAATAACTTTACCGCTAGGTCCAACGGTAAAGTTTTGCAAAACAACTGAGTTAATATTGGGATTATTAGCAGATAGTGTTCCACTATTAACTGTTAAAGCTAATGCGGTAGAGAAATTGTCTTGCAACATTACAGTTGATCCGGGGTATAGATCAATATAAGTAGCACGCGGCCATTTATATCCATTTGAGGTAATTGTATTGACATTGCTACCAAGCAAAATCCAGTTAGGACTGCCCGTAGTTTTTGACCCCAATGAAATACTACTAAAGATAAAATAGTTGGGGTTAAAAAAGTTTAAAGTCCCTGTAAAAGTTGTTGCATTAAACCCAGGGATTAATGGTGGATCTACTTTGATTGTTGCGTTCGATTTAGCTGAATTTTTGTCAAAAACAGCAATATCTTGTGGCAATGGATTGCGAACTACCCCACCGTTTCCGCTAGTAGATGTATACCATTTGGCGTCAGACCAGTTTCCTGAAGTTACTGCTGCGTTGTAAAAATACCCTGATATAGAAGGACTAAAAGTAATACCACTATTACCGCCGCCATCTCCCCAACCGGTTGCATCTGGTGAAGACCAGTTAGCAACTCCTGATACTTTAATATTTTGAAAAATAACATATTTGATTGCAAGACTACTTGCTGTAATTGTTGATGGTGTGTATGACCAACTAGGTGTATACACAATAGATTGATCACTGGCGATATAAGTTGGTACGTGTCCAACCCCATTAGTAAATTGATTGATGCCAGATACGGTGAAAAGCCCATTGATTACGAGGTTTGATCCACTAGAGATAATTAAATTATTGCCTGATGTAGTGGTTGACAGTGTTGGAGAGAATGTCAGGTTGGAAAGAGGGAATGTAGAACCTGTACCAGTAGCATCATAGAAATACAAAGGGCCTTGACCACTATACGTAATCGGAGGCAATGTAGTTGATGTGCCGTTATAACTAACCACAGAACCATAAGGGAGCGTATTGCTAAGAACGATTGATGCGCCTGCTGAGTATTGACTTGTAACACTTCCATTAATTGCAATAGTTGGAGTTAAGTCTCCAGATGATGTTGGACCGCTATTGATAACAATATTGGAAGACCCAAAATTAATAGTAGATAAGTTATTTGCAGTTAACGTTGATAATGTACAGCTATTGTTGTTAGTTGTAAAATTACCATTGGTATCTAAATAAAGATTACCTATATAAGAGCCACTCAACGATAAAGAAGAGTTATTATATATGCTAATCCTACCATTGCCAAGGTTAATGTTTCCGGAAGTTGTCACTGGTGCCGAAAGCCCATAAAAGGTAACAGAGTCGCCATTCACTGGGAATACAGATGCAATACCACCTGATGAGTATCCGCTACTAGGAACTGAAGTGGGAAATATTTGAAAACCACCGCTAGTGGTTCCTACTATCTGTTGGTTTTGGTTGTAATCATTTGGAGTCGTTCCAGTGATTACAACGGTTTGGCCAACTACAAAATTATTAGATCCTAGATATGTTACAGTTGGGGAAATTGAAGGGTTACCACCTGACACATAAAGGTCAGTTACATAGTTGTTATATGCAACATAAAAACTTGATGCTGTACAAGAAGTAATTGGCAGAGCCGTAATGTTAAAAGCTGTCCCAGATCCAGCATTTCCTGTAGCACCAGTTACAGTAACCAATTGACCTGGGATGAAGTTGTTGTTACATATATATAGTGCACCACCATTAGAATCAGCAAACCCACCAGAACCAGAAATGCCAGCAAAAGCTGACGATGTAGACTGCACACTAAAAGAGGAAGCAGTAACTGAAGTTACCACCCAGTTATCACTAAATATAGTCGGAGATGTTTCAAATACGCTTATTGGCTCTCCGACCACAAATGGATTGGCATACCCACCGGCTGTATTAAAAGTAATTGTATATGGACTGCTACTACCGCTTACAGTGATGTTATTAATGTTTACAGTGCTTTGCCCATAAGCAAAACCACCAGAACTATAACTATCACCAGAAACTGTTGCGTTTGTAGTAAAAGAAGATGTTGTTACACGCGTTATGGTTGCAAAGACGTTAAACAACCCACTTGTTGAGACAATGTTTTTTGTTCTTACAAGTTGTCCAACTACAAAAGGATTGGTTCCACTAACAAAATAAGTAGGGGTTGAATTGGATAAATTTGCGCCACTGATCGTAGCGGAGACACCAATGTTATAAGAAATAGCATTGGTAATTGGACCACCCGTATACGTAACCGGGTTGTTATAGTATGCACCAGTAATGGTTACGTCAGGATAACCCCAGTTAACCTGTGGTTGATTCCAGTACCAAGTGTTAGGGTACCCACTAACAATTTGAAAAGCGTAGTCAGCCATTATACGATTCCAACAATGCGCCAAGCTCCACTAGGGTTAATCGTTAGATCCCAAACAAATGCGTAATCTACACGACCTGAAGAGGGTGGAACTGTAGGCAGTGCAATGCTAGAAGGCTCAAAACTTCCCGCTGTCCAAGCAGAACCAGGAATGTTAAATGGCCCTGCAATATTGGTGAAGGCAATGCGTATTGTTTTTTCACCTGATACTGTATTGCTTGCAAATGCCATGGATGTAACTGAAACGCCTTGTCCGCTAACTAATACTACATCATAATTAGCAGGGTTTACAGAAGATAAAGGTGTTGCTGAGCCCGGGACTGTAATTACACGGGGATTACCATCGATAATACCGGTGACAATTCTTCTTACGTTTGCTGTGTCGTTTAGGATTGGAGCTGGGTAAGTTCCAATCAAGTCACCAGCGGCAGAAATGCCACTGATAGTGGTAAGAACGTTATTTCCGCTTACAGTCAAACCACTTGCTACAGCAAGGTTGCCAGTGATAGAACCACCGGCTGATGGCAACGCTGCATAAGCTACACCACTAACTGTATTCAAGTTGCCTGATGTAACTGCGTATGATCCACTCAAGGCTACAAACTGGCTGGTTAGCGTGGTTACATTGCCGCTAGTTACAACATACTGGCCACTAAGAGTTGTCAAGCTCCCTGAAGTAGATACGTACTGGCCACTAAGTGTAGCCAAATTAGAATTGGTAGTCGTTATATTCCCACTAATATTAGTAAGATCAGTTACAAGACCAGTAACTTGGTTTTTGGTAATCTGAATACCAGTTGCTGTTACCGCACCGCTAACGGTCAAACCGCTGACAACTGTTAAGTTGCCTGATATTGTTCCACCTGAGATTGGCAAGAAATTGCCTGATGTCCCACCAGAAATTGTAATTGGTGTCCACGCAGTGTTATTCCATACCAAGCTTTGACCGCTAGCTGGAGTAGAAGACGAAATGGGGTAGCCTTGTAGAGTAGTGGCATTGGTACCACTGGCTCCACCACCACTAATTGAGATTGGCAACCATTGCGTGCCATTGTAAACTATTGACTGGCCAGAAGTTGCTGCTATGCCACCAACATAAGGACTGGTGAAATATACACCACCTTGGAACGTTGAAGAACCAGTAACCGTTAAGTTACCAGTGATAGTTCCACCAGAACGTTGTAAAGCACCGTAAGCTACACCACTAACGGTGTTAAGACTACCGCTTAGAGAAGCAATGTTGCCTGTTGCGGTAGTTACAATCCCGCTAGTAGTGTTATACTGACCAGATAACGTAACAAATTGACCGCTTAGGGTTGTTAATGATCCACTAAGGTTGGCAATATTATTGGCGTTCGTATTCAGTGCGCCTGAAATATTTGTTAAGTCAGAAGTAAGATTTGTAACTTGGCTTTCAGTGATTTGGATACCAGTTGCAGTAACTGTTCCACTAACAGTTAAACCTGAAACAACTACTAAGTTGCCACTAATCGTGCCGCCAGTAAGAGGAAGATAGTTGCCTGATGCTGTACTAAAATTACCCAAAAATGCTTGAACCAGGTTACTTCTGGTAGCACTAGTCAATACCGTGTTCATGATCGTCCTTTAAAGTAGTAGAACCAATGGTGCCGAGATCTTCCCGGTCACCATTGGCTCTAATAATTACTGCTTCGACCTTTACATTAAAAGGCTCATGTTCCATCTAGCACTGCTGTTGCTTAGTATTCCGTTGCTTGGTTTGGTTAAGGTTACCACTGTAGAGTGTAAAGTAACCGTTGTATACCTGAGTTTCGGAGAAGTTGGTCTGGATCTGACGAACTTGCTTTTGCTCAACAATACCGGAGTTAGTGGCCACTACACCGTTACCGACCAGCTGGTAGGCGTGAACTGTAGCGTCATCTACCCAGGTGGGAGTGGCATTGGGGGTACCTACATAGTTGGGGTAAGCGATGGTCTCATTGGCTGTACTAACACTAACGTTGGTAATTGTAGGAGTAGCACCGGTAAGAGAGTTGACACTCAAGCTTACACCACTACCTAGGATGAGATCTACAGCACCAGTACCGAGGAACTGACCACCGTTGGCATTGACCGTAAAGGCTACACCACTCAAAGCGGTAGTAGACAGGGCAGTAACTAGACCGCTAACCGTAGTACCACTAGTAAAGGAACCGGTGATGGTTGCTGTGGTACCGAGTGAACTCTGGATAGTAAAGGTACTAGTACCACTAGGTACGAGCAGGGTCCAAAGGCCGTTGGTAAGGTTTGCAGCGTTAATTAAACTAAGCGGCTGAGCAGTATAGCTGTTGGCACCACCTTGAGTAGCAGCACGTACTGTCTGCTTTACTGTCTGTTCTGTTGCAACATTGGGAGTTGTAGCCATGTTAGAATCCTCTCACGGTAGTGTTGTATTGGCCATACTGGAATACAAATCCAGCATTATTCTGTCCACCCCAACCGTTACCACTGGCAGCGGGTACAATGACGCCACTAACTAGAGTACCGTTGAGGGTTTGGAAAGCCCAGGGATCAAAGAAGGCGGCACTAGCGAAAGTGGCACCACTAAGAACTACACCACTGGGAACAATGGCGCCTACAGCAGGCTCACTCGGGACATCAAGCTCGGAGACAGGAGCCTTAGCCTCGGTCTCGATTACTTCGTCTTTTTCTGTCTCTTTGCTCATTTAAGCTCCTTATATACGGGAGCGAACTCCCGTGGTTACTTGAGATTTTTGGGTTTCACTGAGTTGCCCCAGATCTGCTCTACAGTTTGGCTCGGGCCCTTGGGTTCTGCTTCATCCGGTAGACTAATCTTGTACATACCGTTGTTATTAGAAGCGTCAGGACCGAGACTTTCCATTAGGTGAGACAAGTGGTTATCACTTTCACTTACCTCATCTACGAGTTCATTAATTCTGTTCATGGCTTCATCGTCGTTTAGGAAACGAATCTTACCACGTTGTACTGCACGAAGAATGTAAGGATCTCTTCTAAGAACTTCATCGATGGTCTGTACACTTCCGTGGAGACCATTAGAAGCAAGCTTAAAACTGCCCTTAGCACTACTGAATACCGTGTTCGAGGCGGTTAGGTTCTCAATCCAGTTACCGGTTTCTACATCCTGCATACCCTTAAAGGCAGTCGGAAGTGGACTACGAGCGGCCATAATGTCTTCAGGACTAGGCTTGTGCTCTTCAATGTGACCATCGAACTCCGGTACACCTACCGGAATGCTTTGACCATTATCGCCGGATCTTGATACTGTTCTTGCCATTTTAATTTCCTATCTTCAAGGGACTTTCGTCCTAGGTAGGTAAAGAGATCTTCAATACCTAGTTGTTACATCGAGGGTATTACATTTACTGCTTTAAAACTGTTTACGTCAGAAGTGAGGTGCAGGCCGTTTTTAATAGCCTACACCCCACTTCGTAGTAAATGTTAAGACTAAGCCTTAACGATCTTACCGAGACCACGGGGGTTAAGAACAATCTCGGAAACGAGCTCGTCCATGACCCAACCCTTGTGGAACTTCTCGGGAGTGTGGTTCTCTTCGACGTCGAGGGAGTACATAACCGGGAAGACACCGAGGAACTCGGGGCTAGGAGTCATGTAAACGGTACCCTGCGGAACTTCGATAGAACGCTGGACTTGGAAACCACCGAATTGAACGATGCGCTCACCGGCAACAACACGGTCCTTAAAGGCCCAACCGGTCTGGTTGATGTCCCACTTGTAAAGGTCACGGTAGTCGATCGGGTTGAACAACAAGCGTGAAGCCTCCAACTGGTGGACTTCAATCAAAGCGACAAGGTCATACAAGGAGTCAGGTGTTACGTAACCGGACAACTCGTTAACGATGTGGTTAGGAGAAACCGTGTGGTTGGGGTCAACAGCGTAGTTGTTGATGGCGGCCTCAAGAACCGTAATCAAACGAGCGTCTTCCTGCATCATAATAGCTTGCTTGGACATGTCCTGAGCATACTCTACGATGTTTACACGGAGGTACCACAAGTCTTCCTTCTTAATCTGAGGGAAAGTAGCGATACGGAACAAACGGACCGGAACCTTCTTACCTTCGAAAGGAGTCACACGGACTTCACCTTCATTACCGGAAAGAATGTAGGCCTGGCCGTACTCGTCCAAGACATCGTACATAACCGGTACACCGGGGGTTAGCGGGTCTTCCAGAAGAACGTTACGAGTCATACCCTGGTAACGAAGCTTAAGCTGGATAGGACCAATCATACCCTGGCCCAAACGGACCATGTAGTTGTCCTTGTCTGCCAAGATACCGGCAAGACGACGTTGCTTCTCCTCACGGGAAGCGGTGGTACGACCGGTTGCAGTCTTGAGACGCTCTTGAGCCTCTACAATACTGGCGACGTAGTCGTCGGACTTTCTGGCCGTACGAGGAGCAAGGTGCTCAGCTACTGCGCCATTAGGAGTAATTGTACTCATTATGGATATTTCCTTTCTTACCAGTAACTACTAGTTCTGTGGGTTGACGTTGTTAATCAGACGAATAACGATCTGAGTGGGGCTAATAACATCAATAAGCTCGGCAACTGCCTTACCGTACTGGTTAGAACCACTAGTAGTGGTCAAGGCACCAGGGGTGTTGGAGCTAGCGTACAACCACTGACGAGTACCGTTCGTAGGAACAGCGTAACCACCAGCAGCACTGGTGTCAAAAGCAGGAGCAGTAATGGTAAAGAAGGCGTTAGAGCCACCCAACCATACGGCCCAAGCGTTGACACCAACTTGACTGACGTCGTCAATGTTCGGGTTACGGTCGAGAGCACTAAGGCCGAATACTTCGGCACCAGTACCGTTAGCAACAGTACCACCCAAAAGGGCGACAGTGTCGGGACCGGTTCTTGCAAGGAGCATACCTGAGTAGATGTTACCAGTCTCAGAGGGGTCCAGGAAGGTGTTGTATGGGGTAGCTTCGTACTTTTCGTACAGAGGGGTGCACGTACGGTGAACCCCAACGTTAGCAACAGAGTTTAGCTGTAGCATATTTTCTTTCTCCTTAGGTTAGGGATTAAAGTGTCATCAACCAGTCGTCAGAAGCAATGTCCTGGCGGCTAATTGTTGAGGCCGTCGTCAGGCGACCCATCTCTGGCATGCGATTACTTCCACTTGCCACTTTCTGGCTCCGGGGTTGACGGGCCCCAGACTCTTCAAACGCGTCAAGTGCTGTCTTAAAACCTGCAAGCTTAGCATCTGACATTTGTTCAAACTTTGCAATGTGCTTGGCACGGTCATCACGTTGGACCATACCCAGCTTCTCCAGTCGCTCTACAATTTGTAGGCTTTCGAAGATCTTTTCACGAGCGGCACTAGCGGCCTTCTGGTAGGGAACTAGAGCCGGGTTAGTACCGTCATAAGGCCACGGACTGAGGTCATCACCGTCCTGGGGGACCTTACCGGTTTCAGCACCATCATTGTAGTAGTTGACGTAACCGGCATCTTCACCATTGACTTCTTCGGCTTCCTGCACATTGGTCATGTGGTCAGGAGTCATAACCTTTTGCTTGTCAAAGACTCCAGCAGCGTCATCTAGGTCACGAACGTCTACAATTTGTAGACTCTCTTGGTTACCATTAGAACCCTTGTGGATATTGCCATTAGACATCTTACCGTCACAATTAAGCTTTTCACAACCGGGGCCAGTGCAGTGCTCTCCGGAGACCTTCTTAGAAGCAGTAGTACCTTCTGAGTCATCTTCGTCTTCATCGTCGGCTTCACCACTAGCGATCTTGTTAATGGATTCAGTCAAACCCTCAAGGTCCATAAGATCACGGTAGGCTTGTTGGTAGTTGGCAGTGACCACTAGACTGTTTTCGATGTCGTTAACGATACCGGCGATACTACCGATACTGTAGACTAGGTCCTGATCGGCACTGGCCTTACGAACAAAACTATTGGCATTAATGGCAGCAGTAACCAAATTCTCGAAGTCGAAGTCCTGAGCGGTATCAATGGCATCACGAATCTCACGACTGGCACGGTAAATATTGTATAGAGTGTCGTCTAGATTAGTACTAGCGTACATGGGGCCACCCTCTGCATAGACTGCACTACTACCGGGGCCACCAACAATTTCACCCTTCATGGCTGCATCCAAGTCTTGTGCATCAACTTGACGCATCATGGGCATATTGGCGATCCAATCACCGGCCTCTTCCTTAACGTTAACTTGAGCTGGAACTAGAGCGTCACCAAAAGGCTGTTCACTCTGGTTGTAGCCCTCTTGTCTAGGGGTGGTAGAACCCGGAAGGTTTCTCTGTTGCCAGGCATTATCTGCCGTCTTAGTAAGCTCATTGTCGAAACGACTCATCGCTACTCCTGTTCTTCTTCGTCCGGGCCTTGACCCTGTCCTTGTAAGTTCTGTCTTCTCTTAGCATCAGCGTCCGTTAATTGCATTTGATGAATCCGAGTAGATCCATCACTCTTAACAACTTCGGAGTCGTCTAAACCGGCGGCTGCTGGATCTAAAGAACTCTTCTTGTGATGCTTTTTATTCTTCAACTTCTTCTTGTGTTTCTTGATCTTATGACCGGCAGGACTGACGAACTTCCGTCTGATTTCCATATCCGGACTAATACCAGTAAACTCTGGAGATCTGTGGTCTAGATCCCGAGGTGGTCTTTCATAACCACACTTGGGATTCTCACAGAATAAGTCAAAACCTCTTTTGCCACACTTAGGACACTCTTCATCCGTTGTAGCATGTGAAGGAAAGTAGTCTGCAAAACTGAACCGGGCACTTGCGGCCTTTTGTTCAACTCCCTGTGACTCATTCCACTCCTGAATTGCTTCCATAACTTCTGGGGCAATATAGGAGCAATCTTCACAAACCCCACTACGATAATCGTTACCGCCACATTGTGGACAGTCACCAAGGATCGTAATGTTAATTCTAATTACTTCCATGGCCTGCTTTACTAGGCTAGAGGAAACTTTTAGAATAGGCATTAAATCATTCTCTTTTGTAGTAACCAAGCACTTTCGTCAGCCGGTTCGAATACGAAACTTAATTCGAAGAACTTAGGCTTTACACAGCTTTCGTAAACCATGCTTTCAATGCGCTTGCCCTGCTTATAAACCGTTACAGTCCGACCCTTAAGGCCCGGAATGTGTGTACAATACTCTTTGGGCTTGCTGGCATACTTACCACAAGCACTGCAAATAGTACCCTCTACGTCTGCTCCCATACTTACGGCATTGAGTTGCCCGTTCATAATGGCTTTTCCCAACTTGGGGAAAGTTTTAGCATCTACTTCCATAAGACAGTAGACACTAGCATCTGTAATTCCACTAGCTAGTTTGTGCTCCCGATAGATTGCATCGAGAATTACTCCCCGTGCTCTATCCGGATCACTATTATTGTGCTCTACAAAGATCGGCTTTCCTACGAAAGTCTTGTAACTTTGCTTGATCTGATCTACCGGCCATCCGTCATAGTTAGCATTTACTCGAGAGGAGATCGCTCTACTAACTACATAAAGGTAACCGCTTGCCATCTTTACCGGCTTAAAATCTTCGAAAGTAATAGACGGCAACTGAATGGTCTCAGTGCTAGAACCCATGGTAGACGACCTACCCATTAGAGTTACAGAAGGAGCACCAAACTTAATCATATGACAGTGACTTATATGATTACTTAGTGGGCTTTACATTGTTGGCGGGCTTGGTTTTCTCTTCTGTCATATGGTGTCTATACTCTTCTTCGTGGTGTCTAGACATTTCAGCTTCAATAAACTCCATAAGATCTTTGACCTCTTGGAACTGATCCTTTTCTAGACTTAGAACTCTACGAATAATGTCCAGACTCTCTCGAATAATTCTAGCGTCAGCTTGAGTCTGCTCAAACATTGCAATACCTACAACACTCTCGATATTTAGTGCCATAAGAGAGGCACAAAGATTCCACCAAAGCAGTACAGTAGTACCACCCAAAATCCAGCAGAGATAACTAATGAGATTTATTGCAATAATAAATGGCCATTTACGAATGAGTTTTTGTAGAATCCAAGAGATGTGTTGCCCTAGACTAATGGCCTCTCCGGTTACCGGATGTTTGTACTTCCTGGCCATTATTCCTCCTCAGCGTCTCTTAGTCCTTCGTGATACCCTAGGTGACGGTCCATAGTGTGAGTAAGTTCGTCGACTTTTCTTTCCATACGATCCCACTGGTCCTTGGAACTACTGCCACCATTATTACGGTGCTGAGAGATTAGTTGCTCAAACTTTTCGTCCATGTCTTCTCTGGTGAATTTGAGTTCGGTCTCTAGTTCTTCCATTTTCTTCTTACTGTCTTTGGTAAAGAATCTAGCAGTATATTTGGCTACAGTAAGAATACCGGCACCAGCAAAAAAGAAGTTAGAGAGGTAGCTAAACCAAATGTTAGAACTATCGAAGAATGTTGCAAGCATTTTAGTCCTCGTCAATCTTTTCGTAGATAGAGTCGGTTAGGTCCAGTTTATTGGCATTTCGACACGTAAGCCCTTCACCCTCTTTGATAATATCCAGCTTGACAAGAGGGCTAACAATGGTTAGTGCAGTCTTAACCTTGGCCTGCTTAGGAAGCATACGAGGAGTTGAGTCGGGTGAAAAGGGATTGCTCATACTAACTATCCTAAGACTAAAGGGCGTATTACATTATTCGGGAATATCAGTGGGGTTGGCTTTTTCTCGATCAGGAAGGTCCATGCTACTACCATCTCCACTACCGTGGTTACCGGCACCCATAGGGTCTATACCCGGGTGTTCAGTTCCACTGGGGATAAAGGTATCACTGGACTCAATTACACTAGCCAGGTGCTCCTTGAACTCATCTTCCGAGAACTTTTCGTAGCTATCATCTACGACAATTTTCATGCCCTTGGCTAGCTTCATACGCTTACGCTTTTTGCTCTCAATAGGGCTAGCGAACTTCATGCGTCCACCATACTCTACACGAACTCCATCTAGTTCATTGAAGCCTTCACCGAAGTTACTGGTAATGTCACTCTCGGCACTGGCCTTCTTTTGAGGTCCATTCTTAGGGCCCTTCTTAGATGGCTTAGGAGCACTCTTTCTCTGTTCATAAGAGATTTCAGGCCGCTGTCTTTGTTGAGTGGCATTAGCCATACTCGGATACATATCGGGAATCTGACTAACATCACTCCCCGGACTACCACCGGTCATATTGGGAGCAGCAGGCATAGCGGTAAGACCGGCCATAGCTCCTGGAGCTAATTGAGCTGCCATTGCCGGATCTTCCATCATCATTAGATAGGCCTGGTATTCCTGCATATATTCCGGCGGAATAGGCAACTGCAGAGTCATTAGTCGGTCGAAGAGTTCTTTCTTGTACTGTTGTTCAGCAACAACCGTCTTGATCTTTTCACTCTTACGAGCTTCTACTTCATCATCAAAGTCAATGGGGATATTAACTGCAAGAGTGCCAAGAGAGATCGGAAACCCGGAAGCCTGTAGTTGCTGTAGGAAGCCACGCTCTACGGTTTCATCTCTTAGGTTCATACTACGAAATCTGACTTCCGGAATGGCCAGCTTTGGACGCTCTTCTACATATTCAGCACCGGTCTCTTCATCGACCATAAGTACAGTTTCCATAATCGGAACCTTTTGGCCGCCTACATTACGGAACTCATAGTGACCTTGTCTTTCGGCAACCGGTTCCATACGAGAACGAATAAATGCTTCAATCTTGTGTTGGTAGGTAGAAAGCATCTGGGTAATAAGCTCACGATTAAGAGCACCAGCAGCATAAGTACCACCCTGACCACCCTGGATAAGGTCAGCACCAATACCGAATACTCCCATAACATTGGTCTGTACTCTCATAAAGTCTTGGTCTAGTCGAGGCATTGCTTCACGACCAAAAGCGTTCTGGATGGTTAGGCCGTGGTGATAGGTCATTAGTCGGAAGTCCGAGTTAATGGCCATGGCCAGGTCGTCTCTTAGGCTCTGGAGTTCTTGAGCATCCGGGATCCATGGACCGTCCTGGTCTACATCAGGAAGACCAAGAGTAGCCAGAATAAGAGGAGAGTATAGACGGTCAGCAATAGCGTCTTGAGCAGCATTAAGGGATTCTTCGAGCATAAGCATTCTAAAAGCTCTAAGAAGAATCGGGGTACCATGCTCACTCCACGGGTTGGTATTGTGGGTTACAAGACCAGCAGTAATGTGACTATGGTAGTCGGCAATGCTTAGAGCACAAGTTACTTCTTCTCCAATTACTTCGATATTCTCAACGGCGTCCCATTCAACTGTATCCTTATAGACATTCTTAACTACTTCCCTCGAATGTACTTGCTTTCTAGGCAGGAGAGTGTCTAAGTTTTCAGAAAGAATTGATAGACCAATATGATTTTGTACTACTACACAACCGTCATTTAAAGTACTAGATACTCCAAGTAAAGATAGCATTAACTGTACGTCGTTTAACAGTCCCTCATTACTGGAAGTCCAGTAGACTCTGGGGTAGTCTCCATCAAAGAAACAACCATCAGTGTCCAGGTAGCCCGATAGGAAGTTCCACCAGGCTTGGGGACCACTCTCCCAAATAATCTGAGGAACTATCTTATTATGACAAGTTTGGCCAAATATACCAACTTCACGGAAGAGATTGATTAACTTATTGCTCCCCGTCTTTCCGGCTCTCTTACCCGAGTTTTCATTGGACTTGATTCTGTATTGCAAAGATGAACTGGCCATTTCGGGGATAGAGCAGTCATACTTATCTACGAACTCTCTAGTCCAGTCTACTATCTCTTGGTCGTTACTAGTTATACTAAAGTCAGAATTAGTATATGAACCATCACCAATCATCATTCCAATAAATCTAGCTAGGTCTGGGTCTAGGAATTCTGAACCAAAACTACAATGGGAGCCAACACGTACTAGATCTCCAACCTTAAGATCTTGTGCCTGTACCCATTCCTGACTTATAGAACTAGCCGGGAAATAGTGGGGGTTTGAACCGTTTTTAGAACCACCAATATGGCCTGCCTTTGACTTAGGATTGTCAAAAGTTCTATTACAGGCCAAGCATGTGTTTTCTGATTTAATAGTCTTCTTAATCCAGAATGGGTGCTCAAGAGTCGTCTTAATAGTACGACCAAACTTTGTAGTAATTTTGACTACAGTTTCGGGCTCACGTAGACTATTTGCCTGTACATGACTAACTACAGCTCTATCATTCTCAGTGTCCCAGGCAAAAACTGGGTCCCCAACCTTCAATTTTCCAGCTGGTACTGGTCCAGAAGGTGTAAGTACGTCAGTGTCGGGAGTTACACACTTAAACTTAAGTTGCTTCATAATGACATCAGAGACCGGAATCTCTTTGTCTTGTCTGGCCCAGGCTACAACATCCGGGTACATTTGCATAAGCATAGCATACTCTTGTGGGGGATCTCTACGCTCGATAAGCTTCTTAATCTCGTCGGGAACCTTAATGTGGTATTGGTATGTTCTAAGGGCACGATTCTTGGCAACAATGACATCATTGGGGTTAATGATTTCATCTTCTTCCCAGGCACCCAAACCATCATGCCAGGATCCCATGGCGAAAGCTTCACCTACTGTCCAGTGCTCCCGGCCCAAGTCGAATAGAAATTCGTTATAATTTAAGCCGTCAAAAAACAGCTCATTATAGAATTCACTAATTCTCTTGTCCGGGTGGATAAGTTCAACGTCTAGAAGTGGAAACCTAGTATAAATATCGATAAGACCAGGTACCAAGTGGTGAGTAGTATAAAGTAGACGAGCCCAATCTCGGATCTTTCTCGTTTGCTCATCGGGGTCCTCCATATTGAACCACCACGTACGCTCACGCCAGTATTCAAATGGGTCATGTAGCTTGGGCCAAGCCCATTGGGCGTCTGAACCACTAGCAGCACCCAATCTACGATTTGGGGTATTGGCCATACCCTCTAGACTAAAACCCTGCTTGAGGTTATTGAGTCTTTGACGACCTTCCGGAGGCCCACCCATGGCCATAGCCATAGGACCAATCTCACTGGCCATAGAGCCACTCGTTTTAGCTCTATTAAGCATATCCCGTGCTGCCACTCGACTGGCAATCGGGTTCTTGGGAAGAGTGATTCCGGCCTTTTTCATTCTACTGAATTCGGTGGAAGCACTCCAGTCCTTGGAAGACATTAACTATTCCTATCTAGAAGCCGCAACTACAAGAATCAATTCCGGCAATTCGTTCACAACCACATCCGTAAAATCCAGCACCGCCAGAGTGACGAATAATACCACCACCGCCCTCTACTAGTAGGATCTTGTCACCACCCAGAGTCCAGTTAGTGCTTACTACAGTACGTGAAGCTGTCTTGTGAATTCTTTGTTCTCTCTCCATGATGTCTCCAGTATAGTATATTAATTTTTTAACGGCCGATGTAGTTGGTGTTGGCCTGGATATTACTTAGTGGAGGAACATTTTCAGTATAGCCTGCTACAGCTCCACCAGAGATCATAAGAACGTCGTTGTCTTGGATATTGGCCTGGCCAATATTGCCATTAGCCCAGATGGCTTCCTGGCCAACCTGCTTAGCACTAAGGTCAAGGAACATACCCGGAATTGTCCAGTCGATAATACCGGTGCCACCAGAAGCGATAATTCTATAGGCATTATAGAAGACGCCACTTGCAACCGGAACCTTAAGAAGTACAGTACTATTAGCAGTAGTAACTGAACCGGTTACAATCGTTGTCCAGTTAGTGGAGTTGTAGAGTCCGGAGATTGAAGTATAGTAGGCATTAGGAGTATAGCGGTCATAAGTGCCCTGTAGTGCTACAGCAGAAGTACCACTCCAACCACTTTCTGCATTGAGAGCGACAGTAATTGATTGAATATCTTGAAGTGTTACAGCTGCATCTGGAGCACAAATAAAACTTACATCAAGAGCAGCATTACCATTAACATTAAGATTAAGGCCAGGGTTCATAGCTCCAGGGCTCGTGTAGTTAATGGTACTACTACTACCACTAATAGCTCCTACTTGGCCACCACTAAAAGCAGCGGGGTAGGGTACAGCAGCTGGATTAACATTGGCTTGACTACCATTGCCGTAAATACTAACAAACTGGCCTGTAGGCCACGTTCTTTTAACTTGCTTAGGGCCGTTACCTTCTGCAATATTCATGTCTGCTCCTATAGACTCAAGTAGTCAATACCGAGATCTTGTCCCTGGGATTCTTGTAAAAATTTCATAGCATTTGCTGCTATTTGGTCATCTCCAACTGAAATGGCCGGAGTATCCATATTAACTGCAGATTGACTAGACTGTACTGTAGTTGGCGCTGGATAGCTTGGAGCTGGTCGAGGGGTTGAGACAGTGGGAGTAACCGGACGAAGGAGTAACTTATCTAGTTTACCTTCTACACCCCGCACCATCTCTTGTACCGGCCTTAGATTGCGTTCTATTTGACTAGATACACTCTCTACGGGCTTAACCGGCTCTGGTTTAATAAAGTACTTCTCTAGAACTCGATTGGCTAGATCCCAAGTGAGTTTGTTCACTTCAGTACCGGTTAGTCTCATAATACGCTTGGACTTGTGGTCCCAGTCATAGCGGTAAATGTTCTTATCATAGTCGATAAGCTTACCACTAGAAATTTCATTTGCAGTAGCATCTACTGTTAGAAATTCTATGTTACTAACCGACTGTACTTTGGGAGTTTCTACAATCGGTTCTTTAACCTCAAGGATCTCTTCTACGGGGATAGAAACGATCTCAGTTCTTCTAGTCTTAAACATTATGGTTAGTTCTTAACTACCAACTCGTAGTCACTCTTACGCTCTACACTGGCAGTCTTGTCATCCCAGATAACAGCAAACTCTTGATCACCAACAGCGATAACTGTACCGGCAATCTTGGTAGTAGGTGTCTCAGCATAGACTCTACCGTTAACTAGAGTGCCGCTGTTAACATTAGCAATTACACCAAAGGTAAAGTTCTCACGAGCCTGCTGGTTTCTAAAACCACTAGCCTGCTTATTGATCTTGCTGCCTTGCTTGACATCATTAGCCATGTTCCAAGGACCCTGTGAACCCGGGTTATTGGTGGCGGTGGCAGCATCAGTGTTTTGCTTAATGGAGTTGTCTCGGTCAATTTCTTGAGCCCAGTCATCACGGAGACTTTGTTTGTCAGCCCAGTTACGATCGGCGTCATCTACTACACTAATGTAGTCGCCTTCCCATTGGGGTTGTTGTTTCGGGTTTTCGAAGTCTACGTCAACAGGGTTGGGTGCATTGTCACCCATTTCTTGCCATAAATCGGCGATCTTGATATTCAAACGTGGTTCCATGTTGGTCTTTCTCTCTTCCGGATAGATTGAGATCTATATCCTAAGTTAATTACTACCGTAAATTACATTTATTAGTCTTCACCGTGTGGCATATTGTCTAGTTGAGTCATTGGATTGCCGGGGACTACCATTGGGACCTGGGTCGTTTGCATGGGCTGGATACCGTCACTAGTGGGTACACTAGTTTCTATGTCTGCACTAGCATAATGCATTTCATCAGTGTCAATAACATCTTGTAGACTGGTCAAGAACGGAGGCTCTACTGGCCTACCCGGAAACTTAAAGTTTTGAGTAAAGGCAAAATCATCGGGTTCACATTCTTCATGTGCATAAAGAGCGGTTCCATCTGGAGCCGTACTGGTTTGTACGATTGGTCCTCTACCTTCTTCGTGTGAAGTTAGATCACAAAATCTACACGGTTTATCATTACGCTTCTCTTCGGGGAGCATTCCAGGTTCGGTGTAACTTAGGTGTCTATTCATACGCGGCTGTTAAACTTTCTCTTGGCAGTAGTTCCAGTAGTTGGACTCTGTGCATTACGACTCTTAAAGTCATTGATAATGTGCTGAGGCTTATGGCCTTGGAAGAGTCTAGAAGCCACTTCAAACTGCTCATGTGGTTCTAGGCCTCGGCCCAAGTGGCCTTCAATGTGGCCTACTACATCATCTGGAGACATGTCCGACTTAACCGTCTTAACTGTCTTGTCCTTCTTGGGCCTTCTAGGAGTTCTAGGGGCTACAGTAGGGGCAGTCCCTCTACTGGCTTCATCGGCCTGATTTAGAAGTCTAGTAACCGAAGACTTAATTTCATCATCACCATTTTGCCCACCAGTAACTGCTAGTTCACGAAGATGGTGTTCAGCAAACGGATTATCGGCGATCATGTGCTCACGACCGCTAACTTCCTTGTTGGGGTCGTAATCCTTACCAAAGTGACTTCCTTCGAAGTTACCGGCACGGTCTACAACCTTACGCTCTCCAAAGTTTAGGAGACTAGGAAGGATGGCATTATTAATGTGTGCAAAGTGGCTGTGGTGCATACTAACAATGTTGTAGTGCCAGTTATCACTCGGACGGACAGTATCGGGATTGGGTTGTCTTCTAGGCCCACCAAAACTCGTATCAGTTATTGCACGAGAGAATGGATCAAGTTGATCAGTTCGTGTCGGGTCTTCACGATCACGTGACGGGATGTAGGCTTGAAGAACACGAATCATACCGGACTGACTATCACCAGTGTAGTGACAGTGTTCACAACCGCCCTCTTGACCTTGACAGTGTTCACAAGCGTCATTACCTAGAACCATACCCAGAGTGCTATTACCCGTAGAAATATACGGGTGGGGATTACCCTCACTAAATATACGGCCAAAGTGTCCAGGAGTACACATGTGACCATCACTAGAGTCATGATTAGAGTGCATCTCTAGTGCTTCAGGAAGTGGCCTAAATGACCCGTCAACTCGTTCAGGGCCAGTTTGCCAACTCTTGGGGTGGGTAAAAGATCGTAGGATTCTACGGCCTCTATCACGACCACGAGGCTTGCTTAGACCCGGTACATCTTGCTGGTTTTCACCACGACCCATAAGAGCCTTACGAGCCTGGTCCCACCACTTTTTCTTGGGGCATTGGTCAACACAACCCGGAAGTGGATGCATACTGTCGGTAAATCCACCAGGCTGACATACTTCTTCGTGGATATTACGCTGAGTATTTCTAGTGGTTATAGCATCTCCACCTAGGTAGCTATTACCGGCTTCTGGAGTATAGCCAAGTCCATGACATAGTGCACAGTCACTCTGTGGGTTACTTACAAGCTTATTTCCGGTGCCTACACAAGAACCACATCCTCGTCTGGGACTTAGAGTGCCACCCTTAGTGCAGTGACAGCTTTGAGTTTGAACACATTCACATGGGCTTTGATGCTTAACCTCATTAGTTCTATCATCTACTAACTTACGAAAGTCTCCAACTGTATCTACAGCATTTTGACGGTCAACATCACTCTTTTGTCGAGTAGGAGGAACTCCCATAAGTCTCATTGCACGTTCACGCTCGTTAATAGAGTCCAAACGGTCCTGGTATTCAGGAGTATCCGGCTTAAGTGTTCTAATGGGTCCATTAACTTCAGTGACTTCTTCACCGAGGGGCTTTATAATTTTTTTATCACCGACTGATTGAGTTGAAGTGCCATATGGGCTTGGAGTTGCAAATGGGTCTTCTTCATCAGTAGGCGGTTGCATAGCAAATCGTCGGTTAAAGACTCTACGCAGTGTTCTACTAATCTTAGTGCGAGTGCCATCTTCTCCATAAGGATTGGGTCCTGGCACTTCTAGGGGGAGAGAACCTCGACTATTGATCAAACGCCTTAGACTGGTAAGAGAATGGCCTAGAGTCCAACGACCGGGCTTTTGATTACTACTAGCTCCGGACATAGCTCCCTGTACATCCGGGTGTTGCCAATCAAATCCTGGGGTTAGGTAGCCGACCTTAACTGACCTACCGGGGAATAATGGTCCCACTTCTGGTCTAGCACTGGGGTTGCCTGGTAGAGAGCCAGACGTTGGATCTTTAACGTACTTGACGGGGAGTGCTCGGTCAGTGCGAGGCCACTTATTCATATCCTTAAGTCGTTGAATAGGTGTAAGGAACCTACGAGTTGCAGGGTCATTAAGATCAGCGCCAATACCTTCTGCATGAGTAGCATTAGGCGACAGACTAGTATCAACAAAACGAGTGGGAGAACCAGCAAAACGAGCCATCCATGCTAGTGGAATATGTCCTCTTAGGCCTTCGGGGAGAGCACTACCGTTTGCACCAAGCCCAGTGTGAGTGGCTCGGCAAAGACATTCTTTACCCTGATGCTCACCCGTACCCTTACAGACCGGGCAGTCGGGGTTAGGCAGTGACTTATAAATAACATCATGGTGGGGGCAGCTAATAGAAAACACAGGTGTACCAAAACCCGTGGTATTCTTCTTGTACCTGGTTCCACGACCGATACTTAGTCTTTCACGCCAACCTCTACCACCACAAGGCTTGTGAGTGTTGTCAGGGGTGGAGAATAGCTCTCCGGTAGAAACTCGGACTCCTTCATCGTCAGAGTGTACACAGTTTTCACAAGGGTAGTAACCGTCTACGTCTGTGTCTTGTACCTTACTACCCTTACAACTTAAGCAGGGTCCTTCTCTGGTACCACTCTTGTCATTAATAGTACGTGTTCCACTACCACCGCAAGTTGAACAAGTGCGAAATTGGCCAGGAAGTGGCTTAACACGGCCATCACCCATACCAACTGCCACTTGCTCTAGTGAACCATCATCATTCTTCTTCATAACAGGAGCACCAGGTGCACATTCTGGGTCAGGTAGCTTAAATTCACGAGCGTCAGGGTTAATCTTCCCTCTGCACTCACGACCGTGAATCTTACATAGTTCCTTTACCTTCTTGTCAGGACGAGCCTCAGTTTCTACCGTCTGTGACTTAAACCACCTATTGCCACGTGAAGGGCTAATGACATTAATGCGGTCTGGAAACTCTTCTCCAAGGGCACTACGTCCAAAAGCATCACCAAAGCCTGCTTCGTCATGTAACCAGCAATTCTTTTTTAGTTCATGACTGTGCTGGGTGGTAATAAATGCGTGAGGACCAACATCAGGATTGATAAGGTGGGTTTCCGGGTGTTGGGCCTCGGTAAGTCCACAAGCCTGGCAGGTGTCTTCTGTGTTTGAACTCTTAACAAAACGAAATTTCATTGTGGTCCTCTTTGGCCCTGGGCATTTAGCCACTTCTTCTCTTGAGCGGTTAGCATACCCTCTCTTGCTCTATTAATAGTAACTTGTGTACGAGTTTCATGGGGGCTAGCATCTGAGGCAAGTGAGTGGATGATGTCAGCCAATCCGAGATTGCCCAAATTCATTCCAAACTCTCGCTCTAGTAGATCGCGATGAGCAGTACAGCAAGGAGTAACTGTATCTCTGTGAACAAAAGCATGACTAAATTGCTGTGTGGAGTTAAACTCCTTGCCCGGTAACTGTCCATAGCTACATTTGGAACCCTCTAGGCCCCATAGTCGAGCTAGAGTTGGATGTTGAGTTACAATCTTTTCGACTACACACGGTTGATCTGGGTTATGAGTTACTCGTTCGGCCTCAGGGGCTCTATATGGAGGAGCAAAAGTATGCCCTTGAGGGTTAAATGAAATTCTTTGTCCATTAATATCTGCTCCCGGGACTTCATGCATTTGTGGAGGAAGTCCACAAACACCACATTTTTGGTGTTCCTCTGCTAAGGGGCAAAATCTATTGTCTGATGCAAACCATGCAGCTGTAATAACTCTACTCATAATTTCTCTTATCTAGAACAGTTCGGGCAAGATAGCATGTGAGTTGTATATTCATTCATTCTCTGGAAGTCACCCTTTGATAGGAAGTGAGCTACTGTATCTTTAAATTCAGGGCTTCTCTCAATACTATCAGCTTCTGGATGTCTACCGGTAAAGTTGCAAGTCTTACAACCTTTCACCTCTCTGCGAGGAGTTTCAACAGTTCCAGTAATTCCCGAGTTGTCTTCATCCTCTTCTTTTTCAACGGAGTTCTGCAAACGATCTAACACTTCGGGGTCAGCAAGGGGGATAGCACCATTTTGTCCCCAACCCGCTCTCGTCTCTGCTGTATTATGCTCTTCAAATCGAATACGTGATTCATTCTCTTGACGTCTACGCTCTTGTTGAGCCGCTCTATCGGCTTCTTCTCTCTTACGGTGATATTCCTCTTGTTCCTCAGGGTCTAGCTCGTTCTCAATCTCTTCGTTAGTGTATTCGTTACTATTTCCAGGGATAAACTCTTCGTCTTCGCCAAAGCCTTCGTCATGCTCATCAGGTTCGGGGGACTCTTCACCCATAGACTGAGCTGGAGCTCTAGTAACTCCCGTGTGACTCTCTAGAATACTTCTACTAAGCTTATTACCTTCACAAGTCGGGCAAACATGCTCATGACCCGGAATAGTACAGGTCGGGCAGGATTCCCCACTCCCCGGTAGTTGCCCAATACCGTTACAGGTCGGGCAGGAGCCTTTATTGTCACACTTGTTGCAGCCATTTCCATCACAATTGGGACATAGGTGAAGGTTTTCTCCACTACCACCACAGGCTTCACACTTTGCAGCATCAGTGGGAATCCACCCACGGTTTTTACAGGCCGGACAACCTTCATTTCCTAATGGGCTATGGTAGGTATAAGTCTTTTTTCCAGTGCAGCTATCAGGGTCTATGCAAGCGTAGCAGTGTCCGGGGGTAGAACCTTCCTTACATGCTCCAACTCCCGGTCGGTCATGTCTACAAGAAGAGCAGTGCCCTACTTCTCGTCCATGGAATTCGGAAGCTCCTTCACAAACTGGACACGGTTGAGTGGGTCCAGCATTGGATCCTTCTGGCTCTTGAGTAATACCCAAGTTGGCCAGTGATTCTGCATCTTCACCATGGAAATTAATACCTGGAAGTCTTGTATCCCGATGGGTAACATCTAGATCATTGTAGTCATAAAGGTTAGAACTAGGGTTCAGTTCTGAACGGTAGGGCTGGGGCCTAAGCTCTTCAGCAAGCTCTTCCTGGGTAGCCAAGACCAAGCGACTGGCCTTCTTTTTACCCTGGGACTTCTTAAAGTGTCGACCACTCAATACTTCATCACGTTGTGCAATAGAGTCAAATGCTCCAGTACCAAAGTCTTCGGGACTCAATGCCGGAGTTGAACTCTCTCTAAATGTTCTCCCCGGGGGAAGTACAATACTACGCTCAGACTTGTCTCTTAGAGGCCTACAAGTATTAGCACCATTAATAAATGGATTACAGATGCCATCGGTACTAGAACCACCAGGAGCAGGAATCACAGAAGGCCAGGTGGAATTCTCTCGACGATTTCTACCCCGTCCACAGAAAATGCACTTAATACCATTAGGTTCGTAAGGACCAGGCATTCTATTTCTGTCATCAGGAGTTACATGAGCGGGGCCTACAACCGGATTACCTTGATCATCATAGTCGGTAGATTGAGTAAATTGTACTTGCTTTGTACCACCAGGGTATTGACGTCTGTCTTCCGGCCTATTGACTCGATCACTGGTTACTCCACCACTCTGCCATAGCTGCAAGTGATTCTTAAGACTTCTGTAACCACTCTCTAGACCACTACCGTCATTAAGCACTCGGAACTTGTGATCGACGTCATCTCCAGTGTTAAGATAGTCTTTGGCAGTCTTAAACTGACCCTTAGTAACATGCTTAACTAGAGCGTCAGCCTCTTCAGGACCAGCAACTCTTAAGCCTTGGTTTTCTTGCTCTTCAGGACTAGAGTTTTGATTGTGATACCAAACTCTATTGAAGTCATTAAGGTCAGTATAGATACCGGGCCTGGTATTTACAGGGGTCCCTTGATGGTGTACATAGGGAGCACTTTCAGGCCTAATATTGAGAGTGTGCTTTTGACAGTAGTCACTGTCCGGAAGTGCATCCTCCCAGCATTCTTGACAAGTAGAGGCTCCTGCTACTTTAACAGGGTTGCCTATACGGTAAAATTTGTATCAGTCTTGCAATCTAGGCAGGAAGCGTGACGTAGCTTCCACTCTTCGTGTAGAGCACGAACTAGCTTGGCCTTACTATCACTAACAGTGGACATCTTTCTACGGGCAACATTTTCGATGTCTTCTTCTACCATCTGGCAACGGTAGGCAAACTCACGATCAGAGTGGGCCAAGAAGAGAAACTCTCCGGTCTTGGTAAGAACTTCATGCTTGGCGGTAACCAGATTCTTACCGGCAATCTTGGCATCAAAAACGAGATTTACTTCATCGTTGTAATCGAACATCGAGGTCATGATGTGCTCCGTATTCTGCCTATAAAGGCGCTGGACTAGTAATACACTGTCTACTATGGTAGAACACTAACTTTACATGGTGCCCCCGGAGGGATTCGAACCCCCGACCGTCTGATTACAAAACAGATACTCTCCCACTGAGTTACAAGGGCTCGGTTCTGGGACAAGGACTCGAACCTCGATTAACGGGACCAAAACCCGCCGTATTGCCATTATACGATCCCAGAATGTTATTCTTCAGGCGTATCAAATATCTGTAAGTTTAGTGATAGGTAGTATTCTATAAAATCATCTGGATTACTATAACCCAAAAGTTCTGATACTCTAACTATTCTATTATACAGTCTCTCTGGAATTTCTATTGATAGTCTTTTATTTTTCATGTCAGAAGGAGTCGCACCATATCGTGTACAGGTGGGGTCTAGAGCAGTATGACTCACGATACTTCCGGGCCTTACGGTTACCGGCATCCTTCTTAGAGGAAGAAGAGGGATTCGAACCCTCGGTAGGCTATAAACCTACGGCTGTTTAGTAGACAGCTGCCTTAACCACTCGGCCACTCTTCCCAAGCTCCCCAGGTAGGATTCGAACCTACAACCTCGAAGTTAACAGCTTCTTGCTCTGCCATTGAGCTACCAGGGATTGGCGACCTTGATGGGATTTGAACCCACGACTTCCACCGTGACAGGGTGGCACTCTAACCGCTGAGTTACAAGGCCCGAACTAGACTAGTTCTGTGTCTTGGGCTTAGGGCCACGCTTGGCAGGAGTCTTGGCAGCAGCAGGTGCTGGAGCAGGAGTCGGTGCCGGTGCGGGAGTTACAGCCTTGGCCTGGGGAAGAGTACCAAGAAGCCAACCGAGCTTCGGATACTTCTTTTCAAGAGCGGTAATGGCCGTGTAGTAAAGACCAGAAGCTACAGGAACTAGAGTAGCAAATGTACCGCTGTTAAACTTACCCCACTTGGTTGCACCCCAAGCGATAAGAGCACCAATAATGGCAGCAACAAATGTACGGCCGGTTGCTCTTACAGTGGTTGTATTAACGGGACTTGACATTTTTCTTTTCTTCTTTCTTTTCTTCGTTAGTGATCGTAACCCTAACGTCTTGCACTTGGGTCTTTAAGCTATTGCTCAATCCCTCAAGTGTTTCTTTGATCTCTTGCTCAGCAAGGATCTCAGACTGTGTATTGATTGCATTGTATGCAATCGTAATTGTCTTGTTCATATTAGTACCTTAATTATGTAATTAAAATTAATCAACTATCAGATGATGTTAAAAGCAGCAGCTAGATCAGCCGGCATCATTTGATAGGGATTATTGTCAAAGATAATTCCACCGGCCCATAGTGCCTGACTTACCACTGCACTACAGATTACGGTATTACCTAGAGATAGTTGAATTTCTAGTCCAGTAGCCAACTGTAGAGCGATACTAAAGATGGTCAACCAGCCGTACTTGTCTTTTACAAAACTTTTGCCAGCAGCAACCGTTTGATTGGCACTCTGCTTGTTGAGTTTGGTATTTACCAAATAGTATTCAGTACCAATATATTCGGTAATACTACTGTATCTAACTCCACGACCAGCGGCCTCAATAATAGTGCCCTTGGTATCTACAATTAGAGCGGCATGATTCCATTTGGCATAGGGCTTTATTTTACCGTGGTATCTAAACCACTGTCCGAATCTAATACACTTGGCTAGGAAACCGTGAGTTTGTACTAGAATAAAGTCACCAGGGTTAAACTTCTGGGGTTCTACTCCGGCTTCATATACTTCATAGTTCATTGTCAAATCCTTCAAATCCGTAATACTCGTTTAATCCAAAATTCATTGATGCTGTAGTACTCCAACCCTCTACATTACTACTGTCTCCTAGTTGGGGTTTGGGACCAGCTTCATTTTCGTCATTAATTACTTCTTCCCCACCACTTTCAGTTCTACTAGCAGCAAACTGTAGAGGGGCACTCTTGTTCTTACTACGAGTTCTAAAACTATCATCAGTTAATGCATCATTTCGAAACCAAGAGTCAAATCTAATTACCGGAGCAGTTCCTGGATCAGCTTCTTCTTGTCCAGTAGGCCTTCCTACAGATGCAGTTTCTTTGGGTCCTTTTGTTACGTCTACTCCGTGCTGTGTAGCTACAGCAGCAGGGTCTCCAAAATTACCACCAGCTTCTCCTGGTCCAAAAGCCAATCGGGTAATATCACTCAATACTTCGGGGTTGATGGGCTTACCCTCTTCATCTTGAGCAAAAGGAATGTCATCACTCTCGGGGTCGGCATAACGACTGTTAAAGTTTCTACGTCTAGAAGTGGCCACAACAAATTCTCCTCGACCCTTAAGAGGTGGACCACCTGGTCTATCACCAAAATCTATTTTATATTCTGGGGCAGGTACCCGGGTAATTCCGTCTTCAGTTCCTTCGAGTAAGATTTCGTTTACTCCAGTATTCCTACTTGGCCCTACCTTAGGTCCATAGGCCCCGACAGACCCCTCTGTCTCCTCCTTGGTCGTGCCGGACTTAGGGAGTCTAAGTATCTGGATAGATCTAATAGTATCGGCTGTAGAAACGGTTTCTATAAAGTAATTCCAGAGTAGTTTGTCTTTAATAGCAAAGGGAGTTAATTCATCAGAAGTGGTAAGAGTGATAATAAGACCATTATCAGTTACAGTTACTTCAGGGTCGGCATCATACCCCTGGAATTGAGAAATCAAACTCTGTACTACTGAGTCACGATTTTCCGGGATGACATAAGGATTAAACTTGCATTTGAAATTTTTACGTGCACCCATACTTACTCTATTAACTCCTCGGGAGAATTACAGGTGGGGATATTTCTTGGTCATAAAGTTTTCGAGGCTAGATCCTTCATATTTTCTACACAAATAGTCTAGACTGACAAACATAGGGTCATAGGAACCGTCTTTAACCTGATGTTTAACTATGATTCCTCGCCAGTGGGCGTTTCCTTGCGGTCCTTTATAATCTTCGTCATGAAGATAACAAGCTCCTGCGACCAGTCCGTGTTGGGATTTCCCCGCCACGAATCGGAGGCCGTACATAAGGGTTTGTTGGTGACCCATCGAGAAAGTATGTCCAATTGTCTTGAGTCGGGTTTCGATGTTTTGTCCACCATGGGGCTTTCCTGTCATTGGGTTGTAGAAGTAGTGAGCATAAGCTACACCGTCTAACCAAACTGGTTCTGTAAAACTATGAACAGTCCAACCGTGCTTCTCAAAAAGACGGTCATCCAACTTTAACATACGCTCTAGCTGAGAATCAGCATTAAGAGCTCGCTCAATGCGATCTTCATGGTTACCCTTGGTAAAGTGCTTGGGAGGAAGCCATAGCTTTTGTTTAACCTTTTTGCGATGCTCATTATAGTCGTAAAAGGGCTTATTTAGCACTTCGAAAGCTTCATTACCGGCATCAAGGTCATCCTGGTATCTACGACCCTCCATCTTCTTGGTTCCCTTATCATAAATTGATAGTGAGGGCATATCCCAGTGATCACCAATGTGAACTATTTTGATGTTCTTATTGTGATAGTTATCAACAATAAAATTACCAATCCAGGAGAGATGATCAGTTGGTACTCCAGGCTTGGCCTGAGTATCCGGGATCATAATATGTGTTACCGGTAAATCTAGTACCTCTGAATTAATTTCAGTCACTAGTTTCCTTTAGTCTAGGTCAATTGCTAGAGGGTCTAGCAAGTCTGCCTTTGTTTGACCGTCACCGCTATAGTCCTTAACATCATCATCCTGCAGTGTAGCACCATTAGGGTCACTGGGCTGACTGTACTTAATTGGTTGACTGTACCTAATCATATTTAATGCCTCTTCTTGTGTAAATCAACTCTTTTCTGGAGTGAATCAAGTAAGAACTTATCGGCTTTTACTCGATCTTTGGGCAAAGGTCCTTGCCAGACTACAGAGTCGTTTTTAGTGGTTTTAATTTGGCCTTGATAACGGCCGTTTTCTCCAATAAGAAAAGATTGGAAGTGAACTTCACAGTTTGTGCATTTCCACTCTCCATCTAGTTCATATGGAAGTTCTACTACTGCATGATTTTGTTCCGGTCTATTGATCGTTACACCATTGGGTAATTCTAGTGGTTCTGACATAATTAATTAAATGCCGACATACCTAGGTCTACTAGATAGTCTTGAACTGTCCTTCCATTGGATTTTGCAATAGCGGTCAGTGCACTAAGTAGGATTCCGGTAAGGGCACTAAAGAGCTCAATCGGGTCAGCTTCTAGAACCATTTGGTAGGCTACTTCTTCTTCTTCACTAAGAATGGCAGTTAAAATACCTACAACATTCCTAATATTTTCAGCGGTACTATCCATTACTTCTTTCCTAGAGAAGCCTTTAGAAACCAATCCCACTTTTGGTGCTGATCAATTCTTTCGGCAATAAAGTTTGCAACACCTTGTTCATTTTCTTTATTAGCTACATCAAAAGTGTCTCTTAGTAGAGGAATAAACTCAGCGTTCATTTCTTGGAACTTGCTGGCTAGTTCTCTAATTACTTCAGGAACTTCTTGAGTTTCTTTAATCTTACTATCGGCAATTAGCTGACTCATAGCAAATGGAGCAGTATCTCCAAGCTTGACAATATTTTCAGCAATAGGGTCTAGACTCTCGTAAATGTCTTCATAGATTTCGAGGAATAGCTTGTGGTACTCATAAAAGTCTTCACCCTTCATATTCCAGTGAAAGCCATGAGCAGTATGATAGAGTACATAACCGGCTGATAGAAGATCTTTAAGAGCACTAGTCAACTTATCTGACGTCTGCTCTTCTTTGGCTTCAATCTGAGGATCTTCAGCGGCTAATACTCGAAAGCCGTTCCATTTTTCCATTATAGCCAGTTAAGATCGTCTCTAAAGGAGTCCTGGATAGCCATTTCGGTAAAGGTAGCGGCCAACTTGTTTTTCTTACTGGCCTCAATACTTCTAAGAGTACTAGCTTCCTTCTTGGCTCTGCGGCAAATTTCTACATTATCAACAAAGTTATCGATAATAGCTGCACGTTTAGTGACATCTAGAATCGGTAGGGTCTTTTGCTCCACATAGTAGACAGCAGCTTCACGAGTGTTAAGTTGGTCATTTAGAAGGTAGTGACTTTGGTCTTCTACCCAAACTTCGGCACCAGCAGTAACAAAATTAATCCAGTCGGCATCAGCAAACTCTTGCTGTACTGCACTAGCCGTACGGTATAGGAAACTGCCGTCGTCTTCTCCAAAGTTTAGAGTGCCTTCACTATTGAGTAGGTAAGAACTAGCAATAGTACCACCCGGAAGACTCTGCAAATACTCTTCGGTGTCATAGTCTACCCATTCACCAGCCAACTTCTGTAGAGTTTCTCTCTCAGAGTCTACTTCAGTAATTAGATTGGCAAGCTTTTGTAGCTCGGCTTCATTAATATTAGGTCTAGAGGCGGCCATTCTAGCAGACTCTAGGATCTCTTGAAGTCGATCCATTCTGCTGAGGATGCTCTCTGAACTCCCATTAAACCACTGGGTGTCAGCGGTTACTTTGGAGGCTGTTCTTAAAAGATCACTAGTGTCCATTTTAGATTCTTTCTGTGTTCTTGTCTACTTATTGTAAGTACAAAACTAAATTACATATTTTGGTTTAGAGGACTAGCAGAACCATTCTGGTCACTAAGCTCCTGTGCCCCATCATTAGCAACACCAATACCGACCCCACCACTTCCACCACCACCAGGCATAGCTCCAGGAGTTAGGCCGGGATTAGAAACTGTACTAGTCTGAGAGGGTGGTGTATTACTTAGGTCAGGGGGTGTAGGAGCTGGAGCACTATCCGTAACTGGAAGAGAGGTGCTCTGACCACCAAACTGGCCGGCCTCTCTAATTAGCTTGGCTACATGACCACGCTTTTGCTTCATATAAGCAGCCTGGGCAGCCTTAGCATGTGCCTTCTTTTTACTCTCTTCATTACCTTCTTCATACCCGTAGCATGTGGCTTTTTCACCAGGGCCCTTAAACCCCGGGTGTCCATCAGCAGTCTGGCATTGTTCAATATTTTGCTCTACGTCAATATTGGCAGCAAAACGAAACTTTAGTGTACTAGAGTATAGTACGGCTCTACAAGTGGAGCACCAGGATTCTCGGCCTTGACTAGAAGTCTTAGTAATAACTTCACCGAAACACAATGGGCAGTCTGACATTAGTACTCCAAAAACTTTTCTAGGATGTCTAACGGGAGTCCAATTCCAGCGGTAACACGATCTTTACCATCAGTAAGGTCATAGGGGCCAGTGTCTTGACGATCTCCTCTTAGAATATCACCGTGGACTTCAGGAGTACC